GATCCATCAGTTGGTATTAATGATCCAATTAAAGTCGGTTATTCTGAAGAAGGTAGTATTGATAAACCAACAATTCCTTTAAACAATTTTAATTCAGATTTGTGGGATATTGGAAGTGTTAGTAATAAATTGCAAGCAAACAATGTTGCAAAAACTTTTGCTTTAGATGATCTTGAGTCAATTTTACCTTTTTGTACTGGAACAGATGGATATCCTGTAATTTTAGATTTTGGTAGATCTTCCGTAGATAAAGCATGGCATTTAATATCTTTAAAAAAATTATTTCAAATGTCTAATGAAGAACAAGTAGAAAGGTTATTAATTGAAGATGGTTTGTCGCCTAGTGATAGTGAACCTTATGTTGCTAGAGCAGATGCTTCAGAATCAAACAACGTTAAAAATTTTACTTCTGGTTTAGCATCTCGAATTAGCAAATATAAATTTTCTCCGATGGTTGCTACTGATGATAATAAAATTTTAAATAAAGCAGTTCATTTTTATAATCATACTACGGGAGAATTTTCGATACTGATGGAACAAAATACTGCTAAAAGCGTTTTAGAAGGATTTAAAGAAATTGCTCAAAATGGACTTTATAGTTTTAAAAATGGATACAGTCCTCAAATCATTTCAAACTTAAATCAAACTAAAGCAAAGGGATTGATGACTACAAACGAATTAAGTCTTTCGGGTCCGTTCATACCAGAAAATAGTGCTCGAAATGAGATGCTGTTGGATTTTTTATTTTTGTCACAATCGGTAACCTTTCAAGCTTTGGGTTTAACTTTAAGAGCGCCTGGTAAATTTATATTCATCGATAGAATTGCATCAGCAGATAGTAATCCTTTTGATGATAGATTTTTAGGGCAGTGGTTAATGACTAAAGTATCTCATCTTTTTACACAAGAAACATATGTAAATGAAGTTGTTGCTGTAAAGGTAGATAGTTTTGGTAAGTTGTTTCCAGAAGAAGATAATAAATTTTAAATATGAATAAAGAAAATTTAAAACAAATGATGCAAAAAAATCAAATTCAAAGACTCGCATCGTCAAACAAAAACAAATTTCCAACTCTTCCACAAATGGCAAAAAATTTAGGAAGAGATGTGGTTAAAAACATTCAAAGCATATCTCAAGGAAATTCAATAAATGCTTCTTCAAAAGAAGTACAAAAAAGAAAATCTATCTGTCAAGGTTGCGAGTATTATAACTCGTTTCAAGATCGTTGTGTTAAATGTGGATGTTTTTTAGCAGTTAAAACCTATTTAAAGGCATCAAACTGTCCGATTAATAAGTGGTAAATAATACCTTTCAATAATTAATTTTGCATGATAGTCTATTATTTTTCTTTCATATTCAGATTTTTCATTTAATCTACCCCATTTTAAATTATAATCAGCAGATTCTTTAATAATTTTATTATTAATTTTTTCTGTTTCATTGGCATCAAAAATTTCTTCTCTTTCTATAAAGACACACAAACCTTTCATTTCGTTTTTAAGCCAAAAAAGTTCATCTTTAGGATATTCTGAATATCGAATATCTGGAATAATATTAACGCAATTTTCTTTTAATTCAAATTTTTCAATAAAATATCTACCGTTTGTTTTTTGTCTCATTAATTTACCATACTCTACCAATAATGGTCGAACGGATTCTTTTTCTTGATTATTTTCTGTAAAAGAATCAAATTCAATTTTTTCAAAAAGTATTTTTTGTAAATCTTGTTTAACAATATCTCCAGCAATAGATTTTCTCATGGCTGGTAAGTTTAATTTCTGAAATTCTCTAATTAATCCTCTACATAACGTATCTTTTCCGCATCTGGCAGCACCAGAAATGCCTATAATTGGATAATTCATACTAAATATATAGTATACATTTAAAAATAAAATTATCAAGAAAAAATAAGTTATCTGAGTAAGTTTTTATATGGCAACCAATTCAAACACTAATTCTTTATTTCAGGGGGTTAGTCCAGCAACCGCCGATCAAATCGCTAATGGTTATAATCCATTTTCATCGAGTTCAACTTCTGGAAGAACTACAGTCGGCCAAACAAATGCTCCAACTGGTATTACTGTTGGTGGAGGAACTAGTAATGTTTTTCAAACATTAGCTTCTAGTGTTCCTGCTGTGCAAAAAGCTGCCACAGCAGCAGGAGCAGCATCTAAACGAATAACAACACAAGCAGCTTCAAATCAAGTAAGATTTGGAACTCCTACAGGAAGATCACCTTCTATGTTAAGTGGTGAATATAGTGAACCAACATCACAAGAAATTAAAGAACTTGAGAAAAAAACAAATCTAACATTATATCCTTATATTTTTGGTGGAGAATTAGCAAAAATTAAACATCAATTCAGCGATTTGAATGTTAATAAATATTATCTTTTATTATCACTTTTAGTTTATGGGTTTGATAATGAAACTTTAAGGTCTGCTACACAAGGACAAGATGCTTATATTATAGATGAGGCATTTATTGCAGATTTTTTAAATCTTCCTAAACAACCAGGTTTATTAGAAGCATTACAAAAAACCCCTGCTTGGCAAAAAGGTTGCTTTGATGATATTGGTAAACTTGGTGTTACCGAAGTTAATGCAGATCGAATGGAAAACAATCCTATTACTGGTCCAGAAAAAACTACACCAAGTTTAGTAGAAAAGCTCTTAAACAAAATTCATCCTGATACTGTCAATAATATTGAAAAGTTTTGTAATGTTATACGCACTCGTTCTTATCTTTCTATGCCAAAAGGAGCATTTGGTTCTATTTCAAGAATAGTTGCAGGAATTAATGGTGTTATTGGTGCTTTCCAAAGTATTATCAACGACATTTACAACGGAGTTATTCTTTATATTCAAAAAATTTATGCTTGGATTAATGGTATTATAGTTCAAATACAAAGAAAATTGTTAGAAGTTATTGAAGAAATAATACCATTAGATTTGTTATGTTTAATATTAGACACATTGCAAGTATTGCTAGATGATATTAACTTTTTTACATCACTGTTTAACATGTCAGGGTCTTTCACTAATATTTTAAATAGTGTTCAGAATTTCGTTAATATTGCATCAAATTTTGTTACAAACCCATTTACAACAGCTATGGCATATTTGCCACCAGAAGTTCAACAAATTGTTGACACCGTAAATCAAATTGGTACGGATCCTGGTGGGTTTTTAGCTGATCAACTTTCTAACTATGGTTATGCTTGGGTTGCCACGGCACTTCAAGGAAATTTGATAGGTGCTTTAGTAAATAAGTTTGGACCTGGTTATGCAGCAATTACTCCATTAGGCAACATTCTTTCAAAAGCTGGTGAAATATATCAAAGATATGGTGGGTCATTTCCTCCTATTGCAGCCTCACTTGGACCAAATGTTTATAATAGTAATAGAGAAGATATTTATGGACATCCACTAGATCCATCATTCATTTATAAAAATGTCCAAGAAAACTTTAGATCAATTAGTCCATCAATAGGACAAATTGGAGAAGGTGTTAGAAAAATTCCTGCTGATGTAAATTCATTTATTACTAGTTTAAATCCTTTTGATGGAAAATGAAAAAAGTTTCTGGTAATCATTTAGGAATTGTAGTTAATACAGCCGACCCTGAAAATAGAGGAAGGGTTCAAGTTTTTGTTCCACACATTTCCACAACTTTATATTCTGGTTGGAATGAAAACTTAAAAGATATAAAATTTAAAACATTTACATCTGATGTTTTTACTGACGAAATAAAACAAAGATTGTGGTCTTTGTTACCTTGGGCAGAAGCTGCGGTTCCGTGTTGGGGTGGTGGTACTGGTGCTCCAATTGATGAAAGTACAGGGTTACCAATGCCAATACCAACGGATCAAGCTTTTGCTTCTCAAGGACCTTCTGGTACGATTAGATATAAATCAGGCATATCTGGTGATGGTTTACAGGGATTTGTTAAAGAAAGAACTGCCGCTTTTTTTGGACAGTTTCCAAACGCAACTATAACGAGTACAACTGGTGGTAGGCATTCTGCTGGAAGTCTTCATTATTCTGGAAGAGCGATTGATATTAGAACTTATGATCAAAATCCAGAAACAATTCGTCAGATGGTAAATTGGTGGGGTACAGTTGGTGGTGCAACAGAAATAGGATATGAAGTAAACAGTAGCAGTCCTCACTTACATATTGGTTTTAGAACAGATGGTAGAAGAACCGCTTTTAATGTTGGAAGCACTCCTTCGTGGTGGTCTGGATTTGCATCATCTTTTAGAAATGGAAGTTTACCACAATCTCCGACAAATCCTGGTACATCACAAGCTATTGCTACTGCAACTGTTGATCCAAGAAAAGTTCCAGCAAAAGATGGGCTGAATAATAAAAAAGGAGAAAGAGAAGGTTCACAAACAGGACCTTCGCAAGTTTCGGGAACTGGTTTTAGTCAAAATTTTTTAAATGCTGTAAAAGATTGGGAAGCTGGTACTGATAGAAAATGGTTTAATCCTACTGCAATAAATGATGGTGGAATTTATACGATAGGTTATGGAACAGAATCTAGACCAGGTGCAACAATTACCGAAGCTGAAGCATCCAGAGCATTGATTGCTGATTTAAGCAAAAGAGCTATTGTGGTAAATAATGCATTAAATAATCGAGGGATTACGCTAACACAAAGTCAAAAAGAATCATTAATATCTTATACATTTAATCGAGGTCCTGGTGGACTTAATCAACTTTTAAATAACTCTGGTAAAACTTGGGATTCTATAGGACCAAACATGTTAAAATATTGGGGAACAAATCAAGGTGCTAGAGACGGTCTTCTTAAAAGAAGAGCGGCTGAACTAGCATATGCCAATAATGATGGTTCTGGTGGTGGTTCAGTAGAAGGAGATGGTTCAAATATTTTTAGAACGACAAATGCTGGACAAAATGCATACCCTCCAATTAATAGCCCAAGAGCAGGAGGACCGATGGGTTTTTATTCTACACCAGCAGTTGGTGCTAAAGTTTGGGTATTTTTTGAAGCAGAAAACCCACAAAGACCAGTATTTTTTGCAAATGCTTACGAACCTTCAAATATAATCTAACCTTGTATATTTGAATGATTTAATAAATATTGATAATGGCTACTTTTTCTTATAATCCTACAAAATTAAACGAAAACGAATCCAAACAATACAGTGTAATTGGCGGCGAGGCGGGTTCTATTTCAATGGGACAACATGTAGTAAAAGATCCTTATGGTTCTTTTATTTCAGAAGATAGATCCCATATGATTTTATCTGATAAATTTGGTAGCTTAATACAATTTATTGGTGGAAAAGTAGTATTTAAAACAGCATCAGACTTATGCATGTTTACAAATCAAAACATGTTTATGTCAGTTACGGGTGATGTTCAATCAAGTATTGGTGGTAGTAAACATGATTTTGTTGAGGGTGATGTTACAGCACAAGCAGGTAATGACAAACAAAGAGCCGCTGCTGAAAAACTTCAAGGGTTAACAAGCCAAATAGATAAAGAAAAATTAGATACTATTAAATCTACTGAAGGACAAGAAATGGATTGTCCAGTTTGTTCTCAAAAACATTTGTCGGAAAGAGGTTCTGCTTTAGTTGGAAAAATTTTTAAAACTTTAAGAAAGTTTTTACCAAACATGGCATATCCTTTGGATGTAGTTCAAAAAATTATAAATTTTTTAGTTGTTCCTTTTTTAAATGCTTCAACAACTAATTTATCATTAACTGGTGGTAAGGGTTGTGGTAGTCCTGGTTGCAAAAACGGAAGAGTAAAATCACCAGCAACCGCTATTCAAGAAGGAAATAGTAAAGCAGCAGATGCGTATGAATCAAGAAAACTTCAAATCGCAAGCGCACAAACAGAAATGGGAAAGGGTGGTGCAAAAGTAGTTAGAGAAGGTGGTGATGTCGTATGGCAAATTGGTTTAGCTAAAAACGATGCACCAACTGTAACATTAAAAGATCCGGTTCCAACAGCATTATATTTACAAAATGCAAAAACACCGGGTGAATATTTTGCTCTTGGTGCAAAAGGAACAACCAAACAAGCTATACATTCTGATCCGTTAATTAATCCTGGTAGTTTATTGCTTGATGTTGCAAATAAATTTGAAGTTTCCGCAGGATCGCCTGGTGTTGATTTAAAAACTTCTGGTAAAGCTTCTTTTTCTGGAGCAGTGACTAACGTTGTTGCCAACCAAGGTGAATTGACACTAACATCGAGTAACAAAACAACATTAAAAGGCAAAAATATTTTAATTGATGCTAAAGACAGATCAGGTGACACTGGAGTTAAAATTGAATCAGATAATACTTTTATAAATGGAAAATTAAGCGTTAGTGGTGATTTAGCATTAAAGGGTTCTTTAATGATGGATGGTGGGTTGTATGTGACACATCTTACATGTCCATCTGAAAGAATTCAAACATCTCCCAGTGGTGGGGCACATTATGTTCATTCAAACGCAACGTGGAATGATTTTTCTCCATCAAAAGCAACTAAATTGGATATATTTGATAAACTTTTTAAAAAAGCAACCCGTGATGTTTATAATGTTTTAACTTCAAATATTTTAAGTTTTGCCGAAATCCAAACTTTAATAGAAGAGACTTATTCTAGCATTATGATAGAGCTTCCTTTGGATAATACTGGTCTACCAACTGGAATCGGACTTACTGGCTGGTATCCATATGGGACAGAACCCTTAATGGTTATTGTTCCAGGTGTTATGTCTGGTACTAGTGCTGCTGTTGGCTATGTTATTCCTGGACAAATAACACCTGTGTTTAATTTTACACATAATCATAATAGTCCAGGTCAAAATCACTCACACGACACGACTGTACCTGCTTTTAATGGTTATACTGGTTCAGCAGCAGCCAGAGCAGCTAGACCAGATCCAACTCATGTACCAACACCTGCACCTGCTAGAGGTATGGGTGAGTCACCTGGACATAAAACGATGGGTGATATTTCTTCTTGTGGTGGTGGAGGTGGAGCATTTGCTGGAAGTGGTGGTGGTGGTAGTGCTTCTCCTAGTAGAGTTGATACGTCCCTTGGCAGAAGAAATCAAAAATATAATATCAATACAAACGATGCTTTTAACAATCAAAATTATGTGGATATAACACCACAAACTGGAAACTACTCATTTAACCCAGACGGTAGTTTAAATCCACCACCAGACTTTAACGGATTAGGAAATTGTTAATTAACAGTAATACTGGAAACAGGTGCGGTATTTGTTGTAATTTGTGTTCTGGCTTGTTGTAAAAACATGTTAGCCATCGCGTTAACAACATTAGCACTATTAGCGGTAAATAAAGTATTATATGATAACGCTGCATTTCTTGGATCTATTGATAAATTTTTAATAATATAATCATAATGATCCTTTTGTGATTTTTCTGTAGCCATTATTTTTTTGTAATCGAAAGTTTGTTCAGAAAAACCTTTCATAATACCAACATTACCAAATGGCATATTATTATATACATCTATATTTTTAACATTTAAATTTTTTGCTACTTTTAACATTACATCATCATAATATTTCAAATAGATTCTTTGTGTTGAAACATTTGATGCATTTCTTAAGTCTAATACAACAAAATAATTTCTTGTCATTTTATAAAATGATAAACTTACTTTCCATTGTGGGTTTGAAAGAAACCACTTGCTAATAAAATCTGTAAATTGAGTGGCGTGTTTTTCTTTTTCAGTTTGTACAAACGTGGATACAAAGTCTTTAACGTCTTCGGGTGTAAATCTTTTTAAAAGATCGTCTATGTTCCATGCACTGGGAGGAACTGTTAAAGCACCAAATTTATATTCTTTTCTTCCAGATAAATCTAGCGATAATTCAACATTTTGTGTAGTTCCTTTTCTGACAGGCATACCCTCTGAATCACAAACGACATTATTGATTACCTGTACACCACCAGCTTGACGTACTTCGGTTTGAGTAATAACTCTTGGAAGAAAATGAAGCCATGTTGCAGACAAGGTTAAGCCTAAAGATACTCTAGGATCACCAACCTCTAATAAACCAATAAAATTTGTGAATGGTGTTAAATCGAATTCTGGTGGTTCTACAATCACAGGATCGACAGTTTCATCATTTGCAACTTTTAAAATGTCACAAAGGAATGGGAGAATGTTATAATTTGGGTTTAAAAAATTAGCGGAACCCGTTGGGAAATTTGAAGGATTCCACAACGGACTTTTACATAAAATATCTTTATCTAATTCAATCATAATTAATCATCAAGAAAATTTTCTTGTTGTTGTTTAATAAAAACTATTTTTAAAAATTCCATAATGGCATCTCTATCTCTTGCCTTATTAAAACTCTGTAAAATAACTCTTTCTCCTTCTAAATTATATCCAAACAAAAGAAAAGAATCTAAATATTCTGTAACAATCGATTTTAATAAAGACAAATCTCGCATTGCAATTTGTTGAGATTGTTTATTTTCTTTTAACCACTTATCTAGACTTTTTTGAAGTTCTAAATTATTGATAGCATCAAAAACTTTTTTTTGTAAGTCATCAGTTTGTTTTTGAGTCATTTTTTTTTCTACTACATTTTCAAAAGAAGAAAGCGAAGGACTGTTTGTATTTTGTAAATTTTTCTTCTTGGAGTACGCCATATTATTACTTATTATACGTATTTGATTTATTATTGATGCTAAATTTGACTAGATATTCAATAACCGTTTCGATTGAACTGGTTTTAAGTTTAAAATTTTCAGGTATAAATTGTCCTCCATCATGGATTTCAAAATATTCTTCACCAAAATAGTTGTGATTATTAAAACACGTTATAAACACCGAAGAAACTTTAGGGTCTACTACTACAGTCCAAGATCGGGCATCTGAATTGGAATAGTCTGTATACAGTTTATCTGTTACATACCCGCTGTCACGCAATCTTTTAATGAAATAACTAACTGTTGTGATTTTGTTTCTAGACATATATTATAATTTATTTTCACACAGTTATTTAACAAGGGCAGAAATTATATATTTTAATTCTGTATTTTGTTCGTCTTTAATTTGAAATATAAAGACTTTGTATTCGTTATTTATTTTTACTGTAATGTTATTTTTGAATGTTGCTAAACTTTTAAAAATTTCAATTTTTATTGAAAGTGGAGTTGATATAGCATCACCATTAAATTGATTCGACACTAGCATTGAGACGTTATCAATGTTTTGTAGCGTTTTATCATCAATCTCAGCATACACCTGATCTTCTTTAGTATAAAAATATATCTTATTAACTTCATTTACGAACGAATAAGCTGACATAATTTGTCTAATCTTTTGCGCCGAAATTTCAAAAATTGTGTTAAACTTTAATTTAGCAATTGTTTCAATATTAATTGTCGATTCTTTAATAATGTTGTCATCAACTAAATGATATTTAAAATGTGTATTTTCTTTCGTGACTTCGTTTGAAGACTTACAAGTTAAGTGATTGTTTTTGTGTATAAGTTCAAAACTACCACCTTCTCCCAAACACTCTAAACCTGTTAAAAACTTTTTGATGTTTATCAAATTTAACTTCAAGTCTTGAATTTCTATAGGCAATTTTGTTTTTGCGTATAGAATAACGCTGTTATCTATAGATGAACAAACAGTATAAATGCTGTCTTTATTAGTTTTTAAAACACAGCTTTCAGTTAACCTATTAACTGGGAATAAAATTTTTTCTAAAGCTGATTTTGGAATTGGAATATGTCTTTCATTACTCATTTTTATACTTTTCTTCAAGTAATTTTAGCATATTCTCTAATGTTTTGCTAATACTTTTTAAATGCTTTTCAATGTTTTTATCGAAATTTACTACTGATTGGTTATCAGTAGTTTTTTTAATGATATTAGCTTCTAACTGTACTGGTTTTTGTGGTTGCGCTGGTTGTGGGGGTTGTGGGACGTTTGGTAATATTTGTGGCATTACCTGTGGTGCATCTGGAACCATTCTCCTAATAATATCCTCTGATGGTGGAGCAGCAAAACCAGAAGGAACTTGTGAGAATTTATTTTGAGTTCGAAAATTTGGATCTTGAACTGAATTTATAAACTCTTGGATGTTAATTTTATTAGCTGGTAGTGAGCTTCGCTCAACGGTTAGCTGGTCAACTTTTTTAAGTTGAGAGCTAACCATTGCTGCGAGTTTAGCAGCTTCTAAAGCTTCTAATCTTGGATCCATCTTACAGGTCTTTTAAGATCTCTTGCATTTTTCTATCTTGCTCAGATAGCTCGTCTTCTGACTTGACTGTTTCAGTAGTCTCCGATTCAACTACATCAACTTTGAAGTCATCTTCGTGGTGTTCTGTTTTTTGAACTTCTTCTTTACCGAGAAAGTGGAAATCCAAAATTTCCTTGATTTCATCATAGGTTTTTCTTTGGAAGATTGTATCCAAACTTTTAATTGAAGAGTATACCTCATCGGTATTCTCAAGACCTTCAATTTGTGAAGGTGACACAAATTTAGAACTTGTGTAATTTGGATAACCAGCAGCATTTTTTTCTACTTTAATTCTAAGATTGCATCCTTTTTCGGACAAATCGAAAATTCTAAAACCAAATTCTGCTGCATCGTCTCCATCAATAGCAGATTGAATGACTTTCTGTAATTGTGCTCCTGCATTGAGGATTTTAACTTGTCCTTCGTTTGAAGGATTTGAAGGATCACTGATTACATATACATTATAAAGCCACTTTTCTGCTTTTTTCAATGGTTTAACTTGGTCGATAAACGTTTGATTTTTGGTAGCCCACATTTTTGCACGATATTCATCGATTGGACACTTTTCACCATAAGTGTTTGGACAAAGAACTGAAACCTTTTTACCAGTTTGAATGCTATCAAAAATGTGTTGGTAATAATGGAATCTTGTTTTTTTACCATCTTCCAAATTAGGAAGAAGACGAACCAAATATGTCTTATCTGGTTCAAATTTCATGAAATCTTTGAAACCTGAATCAGTATTGGTTTTTGTGGTAAGTGCTTCCTTGAGGGAATCGAATAGGCTTTCGTTGTATTTGTTATTCATAATTTATATCTTTTATCTTAGCATGTTTTATTTAAGTGTCAAACTATTTTTGACAAAATTTTTGACTTTAGCGGTTGCTGTTTTTGTTAATTGTTGTGTTTTAGGGGATTGTTGATATCTTGTTTTAAAAGCTACCAAATTTTCGTAAAGATTATTGGCAAAAAGATATATTTCATCTTTTGGAATTTTATCTAAAACTCTAATAAAGTCTCCAAGCTCCATAAGGCTATAAGGATTGATTCGATGTTCTCTATAGTGATTCAACCAAGAATACATGTAGCCAGTTTTATGATAGATATAATCTTCAATAAAAATTTTATGTTCTAAACAAAACATTCCAACAAACCTTAAACTGTTTTTTATTTCATCTAATTGTTTTTCAGGATCTCTGTCTTCTTTTTGTTTTTGAAAAAGCGCATAGGTTTTTAAAGCACTTCTTGTTGTAAAATAATTTAAAGTGGGATATTTTTCATTGGGATGAAGTTCATTGAATGCCAAAAAATAATCATTCCAATTAATATGATTGTATCTTTTTAAGAAAGTTTCAATTTTATGAAGAAACGCAACCGTATTGGGATCAATGTCAGAAAAATTTTTTCTTAATTGATAAGGTTGTCCCTTTCTTAAGTGTTTGATATAAAAATTGTAAATTTGTTTTTGTGAATCGTTAAGAGTCATCTTTTTTTATTAAATTTTGACCTAAACATTTTTTTATAAACGTTTGGTGTTGAACTTAAATAGGTTCTAATAATTGATTGGAGGTTTGATTCTCCCAATAAAGCAAAATAAATTTTTTGCGTTTTTTTATCATCTACCAAAAATTTTAAAAAATTTAAATAATTCATTTTTTTGTTTTTACAAATACAAACAAATGCTCCGAATTTCATTGTAATTTGTTCAAATTCTTCGACATCTAAAGCATTGGATGGGTTTGATACTTCTTCTAGTTGTTGTGTTGATGTTATAATCATAGCGGATTTAATTTTTTTGTCAACTCCATAAATAATGGAGTAATTTTGCCACCTGCGGATAATGTTGTCCCGTTACCATCGCAATATTTTTGTGCAAATTTTAAAAGATTAATCATTTCTTTTTGTTTTGGTTGACGAATACTAACATTTTCTGTTTGGGTATTAATATAAAATAATAATTCGGGTTTGTGTTTTTTGATTAAACTATCAACAACAATACTGTTGAATTTATTCGTCATAGCTGCTAACACTTTTTTAGGTTGTCCTTCTATCAAAATTTGACCAACATAACATTTTGTCTCTGATAATTTTTTTTCAGCTTCTTTTTTTACACTTTGAATTAATTCTTTTTGAGAATCTGTAAATGGTTTAAATCCGTTTTTGTACGTATTAATAAACCTTGAGAAATCATTTTTAAATTGAGTCCAAAAAATAATGTTTAAATCATAAGATTCGTTAAAATTAAAATTACCAGATTCATAATCATTAGCCAACAGTATTAATTTTTTTTGGTCATTGCTCAATTCTACATTTTTTTGAAAAAGTTTTCTAATAAACATAGAACCAGAATCATAATCTGAATAAACAATTTTTGATTTTTTAAATTGATCTACGTATTTTTTTGAATCAATGTGGTGGTCTATAATAACAACATTTTCTTGATCCATGTTGGGAATAAAATCTTCTCTTAAATATAAATTTAATAAAATTGTTTTTGGTGGATTGATAGTTTTATTGATAAAATCTTTAACTGGGTTTATATCTAAATTAGATATTTCTTGATATGTGATTGTATCGTTAGGATGCGACCATAAAAAGGTTAATAAACTAATTGCGCCATCGAGATCTTTATGAGTAAAGACTTGATACACTTTGTTTTGCATAAGGATATTTATGCACTATTGATTATTTTTCATCACTTTCACTTAAATTTTCTACAAAATTTAGAGTGTCAACAATATTAGAATTTAAACTAGACTCGATATCATCGGTAAGTTTTGGCATTTTTCCTTTTACAGAATATTCTTCGGAAAACTCTTTTGGTTCTTTCAATGAAAGAGTTGGATAATCAATTTCTAAGTGAGTATAAACTTGGCGTGGGCCAAATCTATTTTTTTCAACTCCCATATGTATGATACCCAAGTCAGAATCTCCTTCTTCCGTCCAAATGGAAATTTGAGCGTCCACGGTGTGAGAAAGACCCATAGACTCGCTTGTTTTGTCTAATTCTGGTTTGGGTGTAGAAACTGCTGCTCTATTTGCTTGTGTGGCAGAAATAACAGGACACTCAAAATCATAAGATAATGCACGTATGCCCTCTGTTACTTGTTTAATTCCTTCATATGAGCTTAAATTGTTAATTGCTGGTGCTACAAGGTTAATATAGTCAATGATGATAACATCGGGTTTGATGTTATTTTTAACTAGTTTGTTTATGTATGCTTTTAAATTTAAAACTGTAACTGATTTGGGTGGAAATTCTTTAATGATTAATTTTGAATTTTTATTCTTAACTTTATATTCATGTAAAAAGTTTCTTAATGGACTAATTTGTAATTTTAAATCATCACAAGGAATTTTTGAAAGTTGAGCAGAAATTCTTTTTGCATAAACTTGTTCTGGCATTTCTAAAGAAATTAATACAACTGTCTTGTCTTGATTTAAAATATTAGTTGCAATGTTTCCAAGAAATATAGATTTTCCGACATTAGTAATTCCATAGAACACATACAAAGATCTACCTTCTGCCATAAAACCGCCACCCAAATGAATATCAAGCCATTTCCAACCTGTAGATAGTGTTTTAAAAACTTTTTGAAGATCTTCGCAATGTGAGTCAATTTTTTCCAAATAATCAAATCCAATATCATCCATTAATGATATACCACACGCTGATTCAAACTTTTTTAAAATTTTACTACTGTCAATTTCTCCAGATTGAACATCAAGGTGTGTCTCAACAACCGTATTCAACACGGCCTTTTCTTTTAAAAACTTTTCAGTATTTTTAATTAAAACATTTTTATTGTAGTTCTTATCAATAGAATTAAACGAAAGAACCAACTCTTTTAAAGCATCTTTTTGTTCTTGGGTAACTAGATGAGCTTTTAGTTCTGTGATATTTGGAACAGTTTTATGTTCTAGATAAAACTCTTTCAAAACAGAAAAAACGGTTTTGATATTTTTATCTTTAAAAAAAGATACTTCAGAATGCTCTAAAACAGTTTCTAGAAAATTTTGATCTAAAATAGCATTGTAGATAAAAATCTTTTCAAACTGATCATGATCAAGAACCAAGCCTTTATTCACCATCATAAAATTATAATGCTTTTTAGATAAAAAGCAATATTAATCAGCTTTCTTTATTAAATTTTAGTTCGGTTTTAAGCTTTTCTTCTAGTTTTGGTAGAATTTTTGCCCAAACTTCATCATTATCTTTCCAATCTTTATAAAATCCTAAAATATCATCACCTAAAACATGTCGGTGTCCTTGTTTAGTTAGGATTCCATAACCCTCTGCCATTTCCAATAGTCCAGAATATTTGGATATACCAGATTTGAAATTCAAATACATTTCACATTCTAAAAATGGGGGAACGAATCTATTTTTAGTAGTCAGTGCCCTCATTGTTAAACCATTAATATCTTTAGAAAGCGGAGTTGTATCGTCTGTTGCATTTTTGTTATCAGATCTACTAACTCTTTCTTGTTTTGTTGCCATTTGAACTAAAACCGAAGACATGTATAACGGTCCTGATCCTCCCGATTGACTTTTTACCAAAGTTGGATACAGAGCACCAGGATTATCATACGTGTGATTTGTAAAAACAATTGGCGTATTTGCCTTTGCAGCAGCATGTGTAATTGCTCTGAGCATACTTTTTAAAGAAACGGCTCTTGCTCCCATGTCTGCTGAATCTTTTCCATCTTCAATAACTTTAGCTTCTCTTGTAGAAATTAAATTACCTAAAGAATCGATTGCGATGATTACTTTTCCTTGAAGTCCTTTTTCGACAACAGTTTTTAAAAATTTTACCATTTGATTTCTGCAATCTTCGATAATTTCGATTGGACAATGTTTAATTTTAGATGAATCGCATCCCAAATTTTCGGCTGTATCTTTATCTAGAGCATTTTCAGTATCAAAATAAACAACGTGCATACCCTTTTTTTGGGCATTTGCCATTATTTTGTTGACCATTAATGTTTTACCACATGCTTGTGGTCCTGCAAATCCCGTTATTCTACCAACAGGAATTCCGCCGTATAAAGATCCAGATATAATGGCATTAAGTGCCATACAACCAGTATCAATCCAATCGGTTACTGTTGATAGACTGTTTTCGTCTAAAAAAGCAGCATCTGGATTTAATTCATCCAATATTTTGAATGCATCATTAATATCTGCTGAACCAAAATCAGCTTCGTTTTCAACTTTTCTTTTAGGCATAATTATTCGTCAAAAAGGTTCACTACGCTATGAGGTTGTGCTGGTGCTGCTTGTTGTGGGGCAGCTTGAGCTTGTGGCGTAACAAACTGATTTTGTTTGTTAAACATTTGACTGTATTGTGCTTGTAGTCTGAAATCGATTGCGTCAATGTCGTTAGACGTAATAACGCTATTTTTATAGAAGAACGTAACATCTCCCGTTTTATCGGCAAGAAATTCTCTAAAAAAGATTGGCAATAATTGAATTGACATTTTTCCACCACCTGCGTCTACAACATGTAAGATTACTGGATTTGTAATCGCTGTAATATCACTGGTACTTTTTTCTTTGTTGTGTTGTCCTAACACAGTTCTTCCGAGAGTATCTAAAATAATTGTCAATTGGTTGTTTTCGTTATTCATATATAATAATATAGCATTGTTTGAAAAATAATCAAGTATTTTTACCAATTTAAAGCATCAGAAACATTTGGAAATTTTGATTTAAAAATGTTTTTTATTTCTAATGCGATTTCACGATGTTCTTTTTGTGTGTCTTGCGTAGCTCTTAAATCAATATAATGAATCCAAGATCTAATAGAACCCGACATATATAATGTGGTTTTTGTGTTAAGTGGTAATACCATTCTGGCACATTCTTTAGCTATTCCTCTATTAATAAGTTTGTTATACAAACTTAAACTTTGGTGCTGTATCGAATCAATTTCTTCTGACAGATCTATATATTCTGAAATATCAACAGGTTCGTCTCCAACTTGGCGATTTGTTTTTCCTTGTTTTCTTAATTCGAAATGTTCTAAATCAGTTGCTGCGGAATAACGTTGACTAAATTCTTGAAAAGAAAAACTACGATGTCTCAAAATTTGAGCAGCAATCGCTCTCGTTGTTTGAATTTCTATTGTAGCATGAACCATTTCAAATGGACTCCAATGTTTATGTTTAATCAGATAATTCAAAAGTTTTGGTGCGCTTTCCATGTTTAATTGGTTAGATGGGTTGCTTACTCTAGCACAATATGTGATTAATTCTTCGGGATTACTAATTCCAGTAATTAATGGATTTGTTATAGCTATTAGTTTTGTATTCATATATTTGATTTAGAAAGTAGTTCAATCAAGTCTGTTGCTTCTTCACAACCTACTGCTGGAGTAGGCCATCCAATTACTTGAAAAATTCTTGAAATTATTGGTGTAACGTTTTTTTCAAACATAAGTTTGTAGTCTGGTTTAACGTATTGTATCAATTCTTTTGGATAAGAATTAAGAAACCCCATTGTTTCATATCCAAATTTATTTTTAGAACAGTAAAAAGTTTTAATTTTTGCTCCACTGTTAATTCGTGGATATTTTTTGTTTAAATCTAGTTTTATCAAAGCATCATTAAAGTTAATTGAGCTTTTAACGTGGTTGGGTGTACCTTTACCAAAATTTCCATCTTTATCAGCCATGTCAGCATATTTGCTATAATTGTTTACTTTTTTTCTTAAAGCAATTTCCTCAACAGACATTTTACAAAATCTTTCAAATCCTTTTTGAAAAAGACTAGTTGCAGTTTTTCTCTCCTTGGACATAATCGCAGTTTCAATTACCTCTTTAATCAAGTCTTTCACTTCTTTAGAATGCATAGCCTTTGCTACTTCCATTCCTTTATATTCAAATTCATTTGTTTTAACACCTTCTTTATCGAGAATATGTAAAATATAATATTTTTTCTTTTGAAGGAGAGCAACATCGCAAATTTTTTCTCTTTTAAAAAAGTATCTGGGATCAGTTGAATTTAACTCTTTATTAGCCCACAAATTAATTTCATCGTTTAAATAGCTACCAATATTTTCAATTTCTTTTTTTGCTTCTTCTGTTATCTGATTTTTTTCATTAACCAATTTTATGTTTTTAAAATCAAAATACTTTTTAAAACAAAAATAAACACTGTCTGTATCTGAGTACACGCAAATTTCTTCTTTTTTGCAATCGAATCCTTGTGATAAAATATAATTGTGGACTATTGTTGCTCCCATTTTGGCAACAGCTTGTCCAGTTAAGGTGATGCTTTTTGCGTGATCGATATCAAACAATGGTGAATATTCTTGAGAAAAAATACCATAAATAGAATTCAAAAATGTTTTGTACACATTAGAAAGAGTATCATTATCATTGATAGATTCTTCTAATTTTTTAATTTCTTTTTCATCTTTAGTCTTTCGAATTAATTTTTTGGCTTCTAACATTTTATTTTTAGCTGATACTCTTTCATTATAAAGTCGATCAATTAGATTTGGTATAATTCCTTTAAACTTTTGAGTATATAAAATATTAGCTTTAGTAATAGAAAGTTTTTCCTCTTTTATCAAAGTTTTAAATTTTTCATGGCTGAGTTTTACAACTTTATTGTTTGTCAAACGTATTTCGATTTCTTTTTCACCCAATTCTAAAATTTTTCCAATTTTAGTTTCAGGTGAAATATTTAAAGTTATGATGGTATTTGGATAAAGACTATTAGCATCATATGTTATCAAATCTTCATAAAGACCAGGAATGGGTTCATAAACATAACCACCCGCAAAATTCTTTTTTTCGTTTTTAGTATTAAAAGTTGGTATGATTAAATTTTGCTTTAATGCTTGATAAGCAACAGCACCAGTAATCATAGAAACCTTACCCATAGATTTCTCTAAAGGAATAAATCCTCTATATGATAGATTTCGAACAAGCTTTAAATATTTTAACTTTTTTTCAAGTTTAATTAAAAGACGAACATCTTGAATGTTATACTCAACAAACTTATACCAATCCGTATCAGCCAGTGTTGATAACGATGTTGTTTCGATAGCAATTTTAGACTCGTTCAATTCATACTCTGCTATATAATTTAAAGACATTGATTCTCTTTTTCCGCCACAAAGAGTCTCATAAAGCTCCATATAATCCAAAATGCTTATACCGTATATACTCCATCTGTTGATTGCTCTACCTAGCTTGTTCACTGCTACATTCTCTCTATAGTAGATATGATTAACTGGAGATAAATTTTTGTTATAATCGTCTTCGAATAAATTACTAAGACGATTCATGATATAGGGAATGTCGTAACCATGAACATTCCAACCCGTAACAAGGTCTGGTGGATCGCTTTTCCAAAATTTTACAAAAGATTTAAGCAAATCTTTCTCGTTCCTACATTTGATGTATACTATTGATTCATCTTGTGTATAAAAATCCTTTGTACCCCATGTATAATATTTTTCGCTTAAAGAATCATATATTGTTATAAGGTTTACTGGGTCTGTTGCCGATTCTGGTGTAGCAAAATGGTCTGTCGCATAGGTTTCAATATCCAAATAAAAAATTTTGAGTGGGTTTTGTCCAAAATTTGAATCATCAATTTTGTCTTTAAAATATTCTAATAAAAACTGTTGTTCGACATTAAGATTATAGAACAATCGATTAATGGGTGTATCTTTAACAAATCTATTTCTATCAAATTGTGTTTTAAAAGATTTTTTCTTTAAAGGCGTATTAAAAATTGATGTTGCATCATTGCCTTTTTCAGATTCAAGATACAAAAAAGGCTCAAATGGGATAATTCTTTCTGTTCTTTCTCCAACATCATCCCAAGTCCAAAGATGGACATTTGATGTTTTAATATCATAATAGATATTTCTATAACCCATATAGAAATATTACACTATTTTAAGAAATAAATCAAGGAGTGTCTTGGTCTGGATTGTTTTTAATTAAATTTGGTGCCATCGCTTTTCTAGCAGCAGACCCCCAATCTGTATTATACAACGCTTCGTATTCACTGATATGATCTTCTAACCAAAGATTTTCGGTAAATTTTCTGGCATTATCAGATGCTCTCATGTAACGGTCAAAGTCGGATGTGATATGTTCTAATTGATCAATTAAATCACTACCAGAATCAAATTTATAATCTGCTTCTTCGTATGTACATATGTCTTGGTATGCACCAGGAAGACCTATACCACCCGCTTCTACCATTTTAATGTTACTCTTTGATTTATTAAATGTATTGTTTTGTAGAGAAGCAAAAGCAACGTTACATTTAGTATCAGATAATCCTTTAGGATAATCTGGTAATGGGGACCAATCAATATATTCCATTTCACCATTATCAATATAGGGTTTAAGAACTAATGGATAGCAACCTTTCCATACAAATTTAAATTTTTTACGAGCTTTAATGATAGCATCGGTTACATGTTTAAAATCGTCGTTAAGACCAGTTCTATTCAAAACATCGATGTGCGTCCCAGAACCAGAATACAAAATTCTCGGTCTTTTTTTGTTTTTTTCAAAAAGTTTAATAATACGTTCTCTATCATAAAATCTATCAAGCCAGAATTTTGGAGGATAGTTTGGTATGACTGTGATTTTTTTATTACCAGTTTTTTCTTGGTAATATTCTTTCATGAATTTACATGTGACTGTCATTTCGTCACACATGTTAATGATTTCTAAAATACTATCTATAATTTCTTGTTGGACGAATGCATCTTTGCAACGATTGTAATCGGGAATGTCGTCTTTGAAGACGATATCATCGACTTCATATAGTAATTTAAATCCCATTTGAGGGCTTGCTTTTTTAAGTTCTGCAATGAATTGCTTTTGAATTGGGGTAGCTTGTCTTTGCATTCTAATAGCTTTTAACCCTTGGTAAAATCTCAAATCTAATACCATTGCTGTTAAGCCGCTGATGCACATTTTTTGATAGCCATTTAAAACAAATTCTGGCCAAATCATTCTCCAGAAACCGCAACCACCATAATCAGCATAATAGTTTAATGCTCTAGGAAGCTTTGTTTCTGGCATTTCTACTGGAGGAGGTTGCGGAACATGTACGGCATTGAACGCAACGTGGCTATATTCTGGTGCTCCAATTGGTAATCCTTTCGGAGGGTTGGGAATACCTGTTTTCATCGGACGATATTCAAAAACCAAATTATTTCCAGTATAACTAGGTTGTGGGTTTTGTTCTTTTAATTTTAATGCCATAAAAATATATTAATATGAATTAGTGTTTAATTATGGCACATGTGCCACCACTAGCTTCAATAGTTTTGGTGTGAGGGATGTTTTCATTAAAAAACTCTAATGCAGCTTGTTTTACACCAGGACACGCATACCATTCCCAATCATCTAAAATCATAACGCCACCTTTGTTTAATCTAGGCCAAAAAATATCAATTCCATGTTTAGTACTTTGATAAAAATCCATATCCAAGTGAACAAAGCAAAACGTTTCGTCATTTAAAAAATTTGCCGTTTCTGGAAACCAACCTTTGTGAAAAATACAATTTGGCAAATCTTTTAAATAATTTTTTACTTCTTCTAAAGAAGTTTCTGAAAAATGTCCTTTTTTATGTACACCAGATGGTGCTTCATCATCTTCTAACATTCCTTCGAAACTATCAAATAAATGAACAGGTTTGTTTGCAAATGCTGTTGCTATTAATCTTGCGCTACCTCCTTTATAAACACCAGCCTCGGCTACAATACCGTCAATATTATTATCAATAACTTGTTGACAGAAGCTTTCAACAAATTCTAACTTGTGTGATAATAATGATGTGTTTGGTTGGTTTAAAAATGCTTTATTTAAAAAATTTCCCATATATAATATATTACATGAATTATATAATAATTCAATTGATTAATTGTGTTACTCCTTTGCTTTTTTCTAAAAGCAAAACATTATCAACGTTTACCTTTGTGTGATTTTTATGAGATATAATATAAACCGATTCTTCGTATTTCTCAACTTTATTTTTTAATATCTCGATGATTTTTTCAATCCCATTATCATCAATAGCTGAATCAAACAGTTCATCATAAAAATTTAATGAAAAACTTGTTCCAGTGTGAAGTCGCAAAATATCTTGGAACATAAAAAGAATTGCAATATCAATTCTTTTACGTTCTCCACCACTAAAATTAAAGTAAGAGCATTCTTTTCCTTTATCGTTAAAAATTGTTTCTTCAAACATTTCATCAAATTCACATTTGCATGGTGCTTGTAGTTTTTTTAAATAAAAATTTAAACGCTGATTAAAAACATCTATTAATTTTTTGACAATATATGTTTTAATTCCTTCTTCTGATACAATATATTTTGCGGTATTTAAAACTTTTAATTTATTTTTAATGTTTTCCAACTCACTTTGCGTATTTTCAATATCTTTTTTACATTTTTTAATGTCAGAATCAAAATTTGATTTTTCTATTTCAATTTTATTGATATCTTTTTTATAATCAGTGTTTTGTTTTTTAAGAGTTTGAATATTCTGTTCTTTTAAACGTAAAGATGTTATTTCTTCACTTGTCTTTTTTTGTTTATTCTCAATTTTTTTAATTCCGTCTTCAATTTCTTTGAGTTTTTCTTGTAGAGATTCTATTTGAGTGTTTAATTCTTGAAGATCTTTTTGTAAATTTTCAATTTCAATTTCTATTGTTTTAACACTTTGTTGGATGTGGTCGATATCTTCTTTACAGTATTCTCTATTGCATGTTGGGCAAATATTTCCTTTACTAAGAATTTTTTGTTTTTCTTTGTTTTTTTGATCAATTGATGATTCTGTTTTTATTTTTTCTTTTGTTTTATTTGAAATATCAGTGTGTTGTGTTTTATAAAACTTTTCTAAAAATTTAAGTTTTTCGTTTAATTCAGCAATTTCGTTTTTTAAATTATTTCCAGATTTTGTAGTTTCATTTTCAAGTTTATTTATTTGTTTTTGATTGATTTCTATTTTTTGTTCAAGTTCTTTAATTTTATTCTTTTTATTGCTTTCGTCATTATTTTTTAATTTTTCAAGCATTTCTAAATTTTTTTGATGATTTATAAAATTGTTACTCAAAAGATCATTTTGTTTTTTACATTCATTAAAATCTGACCTAGTTTTAAGGAGCATGTCTCCAAAAACGTTTAATTGTAAAATACCTTCGATAAACTTTCTTTTATCAACTTTTTTTTGTGCCATAAAAGGCACAGTATTATTAGAAGACATGATAACTGCATTATTAAAAACTTCTTCATTTGCACTTATCAAATATTTTATATGTTCATCACTTTTAGGTAAAGTTGATGGTGTTATATCTTTGGAATCACACAGTATTGTGATTTTACTCGGATTTAAAACTCGAATAACTTCATAAGTTCTTTTATCTTTTTCAGTATGAATTTCAAAATTAAGAACTACTTTACACTCTTTATTATTTTGATTGTGTTGTATTTTTTCTTTTTTAAGATCTCTTAGAGTATTCCCAAACAAACACCAGTATAAAGCATCAGCTATGGTACTTTTTCCTATCCCATTTTTCCCACCAATATCTTTGTTTTCACCAGTTATTAAATTAATTCCCTTTTGGAATTTTATTACTAATGGGGTTTCACCGATTGAGAGAAAATTTTTTATAAATAAAGACTTAAAAATGACTAACTTCACAAAAAATATTATCTCACATTTTTTTAAAAAATCAAAAACTATTTAACCCATCTCTCAGGTTCAAAGTAATTAAACCAAACATTGGCCTGTGGAACATATATGTGTGGGTGATGTTTTAAAACTTCAAGAATAAACATACCATCTCCCTCTGGTTCTAAAGGCAAACGATATTTTGAAATAACTTCTCCAGATAAAATAATTTGCTCAACTCCTACACTACCAATTGCCATGTTTTCTGGATATGCCCAAAGCTTTGTTGTTGGATGCATTCTTGGATGAACCGCTGTGCTCGGAATTTTGTGTCCTCGTTCCATCGAACATATTATAACATCAGTATTTGTTTTTGATTGTTCTGCAATTTCTTTAGCTTTTGCAATCTTTTTAAAGAAATCTGGCTCATATGCATCATCATCATTAAGCATACAATACATTAAATTGTTTTGTACAACGCCTAAATCTAAAAACCAATTTATTGCATGGTTACATCTTTCCCAAAAATGAACTTCTTTGTTTGGACATATATAATGCTTAATCCAATCTTGATCAAAAGAAACTTTGAATTTTACATCACTATCTGTAATAACATGCCAAGTAATTCCCAAGGGTTCTAAAAAATCAATTAAATATTTTAGATTTTCATAACGTGATAAAGGAGTTATTACATTAAACATTTTTTTAATTACTAATCATAATATACTTTTTATTTTTGTCAAATAAATTATTTTCCATACATTTTACTTGATCCTTGTTTATATAATTTTTGTAATTTTTGAGTTTTTACCATTTCGTTTAGTTTTTCGTCTATTTCTTGTATAAGATCTGTTCGATAAGAATTAGCTACATTGGTAATTCTAGTTGCATCTGCAATTTGTTTATCGCTTGCATTTTTATCACGCTTAATATCTTCCGCCATCCATATTCTGATGTTTGTGATAGTTAACTTATCAATAAGATTTCCAATTGTTTCCATACTATATTATCCTTTCTATCATATTTTTATAATCTAAAGTCATTTTTATAGGATTCCATTCATTATACACCATTTTTACTTTTTCTTGATTATTTAAAAAGGGAATTAAGCTATTGTTTTGTTCATAGTATCCTAAGTGTTTGTGTAAATGTCTGTACATATATGTTGAGTTGACTACTAAAGATCTTTGAGAACTAATTGCAAGATCCGCGCTACCACCAACTCCTACATACATATGAGGTGGATTGTAAAAATAAACATTTAAATCATTTTTTGATAAAAAATCAATAACTTCTATTTCTGTTTCAAAATAATGGTTAGTAATATTTAAATTTACTTTACTTTTAGTAATTTTATTTTTCCAAGAATTAAAAATTGCAGTATCGTCTTTCCCTCCAAAGGTAGCTTTTGTTAAATTCATGTTAATATTAACTTCATCAAATTCTTGATGAGCTATATCAATAATTGTTTCAAACATTTTCCAAGGAGAAACAGTAAATCCGTGAGATCCTATATTTAAAATGTTATTCTTATTAACATTTATATTTTCATATCTTCTAATAGGACGAATTGTTGTAAATTTTTTTGAACTGATGTTTGGGTTAGTATCGTCGTGTATAATCCAAGCATCGAATGTATGATCATAAAACGCTAGATCGGTTGGTGTTAATGGATCGTGTATAATACCAATATGTTTAATTTTTTTAAAATTAGATAAAAACTCTTTATTAATATACGGTAAAGTTACACAAAAATAATTGTATAACACCATGTCAGGTTTATTTTGTTCTATAGATTGAATATATTCTTCTTTAGAAGGACACTCTACGTATGTTACGTTTAATAAATTTTTATCAAAAAGTTCGAATATTCTTTTTCCTATTTCGTATATTCCGCATTGAGATTTTTGATGATTAACAAATAAAATTTTCATTTTAGTTTTTGACAAAAAAATCATTAACAAACGATCTTTGCTTTTTTTCCCAACCAAAGTCTTTTAAATATTCTTCTACTTCTGATGTATTGTAGTTATTTTCGATTATGAGAAGTTTTAAACTGTAAGCATTAACATCAAACGATTTTAAAACGTCTAATTCATTACCTTCTGTATCAATAGATATAAAATCTATCTCATCGTAATTAAAATGATTTTGAATACACCAATCTAATCTTCTAGTTTGTATTTTGATTGTTTTTCTTTCTACATTTGAAAAATGTTTTTGTATATCATTTACTAAAATGTCATCTACCTGAAGACTACTCATAGCGGAATGCGGCTGATCTACATCTTTAATTGTGAAAAGCTCAAAATCTACTTCATCTTTATTTTCAGATGAAATGGCAAAGTTTAAACAATTTTTTCGATTATTTTTAAGTTTATTAAAAGTTTCTGGAACAGGTTCAATGCAAAGACAATCCCAACCATTTTTTTCAAAATGGTATGTGTTAGAATAATAAACACCATCAGTAGCTCCTACTTCAATACATTTTCCATTCTTTTTTTCAGGAAAGTATTGTTTTATAATTTGATCTACTTTAGGATCGAATTGACCATAAAACTCATTAATCATTTTGAAATAATTTCAAATTTAGGACACGGAACAATGAATTTACCACCATTTGACAAGTAATCGTCTTCTCTTTTAACGAACTCGTTAATAAAATGCCAAGGAAGCACTAACATGTAGTCAGGTTTCATTGCTCGGACTCTTTCTTCTGAGTAAATCGGTATATTTGTTCCAATTGTTTTAAGACCATATTTGTATGGGCTTCTTTCTGCGATGGCATCAATATAAGAATGATCTAAACCAAAATACTGTAAGAGAGTATTTCCTTTAGTTGAAGCACCATAACCACAGATGACCTTTCCTTTGGCTTTTTCATTTTTAATGAAATCGACAGTTTCTTTTTTTAACCTTTCTGTTTGCTCAAAAAAGTTTAACCATATTTCTTTCTCGTCTAATTTAAGAGTTTTCTCCCAAGACAGTAATGATTCTACTCTTACATTACAAACATCTCTATATGGGGCCGTTGCGAACGAATGGTTGTCTGAAATTTTCTTTTTAATGTAAAGTCTAAAGCTTCCGCCATTCACATCATTTAACTGACAATCAACTACCTTTAAGTTTGCTTCAGCTAAAACTTTTGTCATGGAGCTTAAAGCCCAATAATAAACGTGTTCATGGCAAATGTTATCAAATGCCATTTGTTTAATCATTAGTGGCGTATAGCTCATTTGAACAACAAACAAGCCATTGTCATCCAATACTTCATAAATGTCTTTTAAAAAGTCTACAGGCTCATCTAAATCATAAAACATGGCAATACATGTAATAACTTTTGCTTTAACATCACGAAAACGAGATTTTTGATAGTTTTTCAATGTGAAAAAGTCTTGGATGATTTCATCGGCAAATTTTGATGACTCTTTTTTGAAAGAATCATCCGCAGGATCAATTCCCAACTTTTTGATTTCTGTTGGAACATATGATAATAGAGTTCCATCGTTACATGCAATATCTAACCAAAGATCATCTTTTTCTAATTTTTGCAAGCTGCAAACGTTTTCAACGATTCCTTTTAATTCGTTTTTCATCGTGGTGTTAATACCACTGCGATACCAGTATTTTCCATACATTGTTTCGGTTGGAGTAATTTCTTTTAATCTTGCTGCTCCATATCTTTCATCAATGACCAACGATAAATCGTGTTTACCCGCTCTTGCATCTGATTCTTGATCAATAAAATCTGAAACATATAATTCACCTAGACTAAAAAGTTCTGTGTTGTATTTTTTCATAAAGTTTATTTATTATATACTATTTTTAAGTCATTATCAACCATTTTCATAACCATTTCATTAAAACTTGTTTTTGGTTTCCAATTTAAAACATTTTGAGCTTTTGTTGAATTTCCTATTAAAACATCAACTTCCGCTGGTCTATAAAAATCTTTGTTAATTTTAATATATTTCTCCCAATCTTTAATTCCTACATAATTAAAAGAAACATTTAAAAGATCTTTTATTGAGTGTAGTAGCCCAGTAGATAAAACATAATCATCTGGGGTGTGGTGCTGTAACATAAGCCAAAAAGCTTCAACAAAATCGACAGCATATCCCCAATCTCTTTTTGATTCTATATTTCCAAGAGAAATGTGATCGGTTAATCCTAATTTTATTTTGGCAACTCCTTGAGTTATTTTTCTAGAAACAAAAACTGGTTTTCTTCTTTCGCTTTCGTGATTAAACAAAATGCCATTACAAATAAACATGTTATAGTTTTCTCTATAGTTTTTACACAACCAGTAACCATAAAGCTTAGAGCAGCCATATTGGGTTTTTGGACAAAATGAAGTATTTTCATTTGCTGGATTTTCAGTTATTCTTCCAAAAATTTCTGAAGATGCAGGTTGGAAAAATTTAATTTTTTTATTAAAAGTTTTAATTGATTCTAACCATCTTAATGTTCCTAAACCTGTCACGTTTGCATTGGATTCGGTATTTTTCCAGCAATCTTCCAAAAATGAATTACCTGCTAAGTTATAAACTTCATCAGGATTAGATTCTTCTAAACATTTTAAGATTGAAGGTTGATCTGCTAAATCACCCTTAAGAAAAGTTATTTTATTTTTTAAATGGGTTGTATTTTCGTTTATACTCTGATCTGGTTTTTGGATGCCGTAGATATGATATCCTCGATCAAGAAGAAAATCGGCTAGATGGCTACCATCCATTCCGTTGATACCTGCTATTAAAACTTTTTTAGACATAATTAATTTCATTTATTAATTTTTCATATTCTGTAAAATATGGAAAATATTTTGTTGAACCATGAAAGCCAAAACTATTACCCAATATTGATTTTTCATTAATATAACTTTCTAATGAAAATTGTTGAGCAATTTGAACTGGTGCATATTTTATCCCTGCTTGTTTTAAATCTTTCCTGTGTAAAACCGATATTATTACATCTTCTTCTAATTCTGGATTTTTGTAATCTATTTTTGATGTTTCAATTAAAAGTTTTTTACTTCTTAAAGAAAACCCACCATTTCCAACAATATTTTTTACATCACCTTGCATATTTGTTTTTTGTAAAACGTCTTTAGTTAAATGTTCGCCCCAAGGAGCACCAATATAATCATAATTGTAAAAAAAATCTGTCCACAGGTAAGGATTAACGACAAACCCATCAGGCTGAACAAACAAACAATACTCACTATCAATATATTTGTACATTTCTTTGATACAAAAAATATTATAATCCTTTAAACTGGCTAATCCATCAATTTTAATAACTTCAATATCAGAATATGATAAATTTTTATTAGTGATGATAATTTTTTGGTAAAAATTAATTTTTTCAGAACTTATTTTAATAGCCTTTGCGCTATTTTCAGGATCTCTACCGTTTATTGAGACGATAGTTACTTTATTCAAATTTAGTTTTAAATTATCTTCCATGTATTTTTAAGAATTGGGGTTGTAAGAGGACCAGTTCTCTTAAAGAAAATTTTTTTATTTTTCAAATTTGTTTGTTCAATTAAATTAGCAAAACAACTGTCGTACATAGCTAAAACTTTAGCATTTTCAAGAACATACATCCAATCAAAAACCGATTTAGAATAAGGTTTTATCTCTATTAGTTGATAATCTTTTGGATATTCAATTTGATGTGGACATACACCATCAGAAACTTCTAATTGAACTACGCAATAATTGGGATTTTGTACTAATTCATTATATAAAGCAATTTCTCTTTCTTTTATTCTATTAAATTTTAAATTCCATTTTTCTTCAAATGGAACTCTAGCGAGTTTATATCGAAATTCATCAAATGATAAACTATTTTGAGAAACAAACTGGTGTGTATTTTTTCGGTGCCAAGTACCTGGTGATGTAAAAGATAAATCTAGCATAACACAACCTTTTTCAATAAAAATTTTTTCACTATCTTCTATGGGATTTAAATTTTGTGTATTAAGAGGATAGAATGATACATAATCAATATTGTCTTTAAAGTTATCAATTAAAAAATCATAAACTGGCCAATGAATATCATAACCTTGGTCGTGATAATATTTGGCAATAGGTAAACATATTATAATATCTCCTATTCTACCTGGTAATAAAATTCCTAACTTTTTCATAATCTTAAATATTTTTCTTCAAGTTCTTTTTCGTTTTCTAATGGAATTAAAAATTGCCCATAAGGTTCTCTTTTGATTAAATTTTCAAAAATAAACTGTTTCCATTTAATTGATAATGGATTTTTTTCCCATAGCTTACTATTATACACTGCTTCTGGACTTGTTTCACTCCATTTTATATCATGTTTTTCATGAGCAGCATAAAATTCTTTATTTAATATAATACATTTACTAAGGTTATACATTTTTAATGTAAATGCCACATCCCAAAGATGTTCTGCATAAATATATTTTTCAAAATGAATATTGTTAGAACTCCACCAATCTTTTTTGATTGCCCAAACATCAAAACCAGCTATTTCAATTCGATATGGTACAATATTTTCAAGTGATTGAATTGGGTGCGTGTCATGACGAGACACACAATAAGTTTCATATTCTCCTTCTAAAACTAAGTTTAAAAATTTAGGAGATAATAAAATATCACTATTTAAAAAAATAAAATATTCACAATTTTGTTTTGATAAAATATCAAAAAACTCTTTAGCTATTGGTTTTTGTGAATTAGAGTTATGAATAACATCTTTGGCCTTTTCATTTAACAAAGGTAAAGGAATAAATGCCTCATCCAAATTTTTTTCATTAGGATAGAATATATTGTATAGTTTAACATTAGAATATTTTAAAGAAATTTTTTTTAAAACTTCTATACATTTTTGTTGTCTTGGACAAGTTCCAAAAATATTAATTCCTATCGCTATATTCATTTTTGATTGATTTTAAAAAATTAATTACATCTTCTTGGGTACTGTCTGGTATTTCATTAACCATAATACCATGTTTGTTTATAAAAAGCTGCCACTGTTCTCTAATTCTTTCTTCTCTAGAACCGTCTGGTCTTTCGGATTGTAAACGACTTTTGGCGTTTTGGTTGTTTTCTATTAAATCATCTGAGTTTTTAAGATCAGGAAACCACCAAAAAGGAGGACAGTATTTTGTTTTTGACTCTCGGTAAGCCATATCAATATCAAAGGGATCACGAAATTGGGTATCATATACGCCAACTTCGTCAAAACACGATGAATTGTGATAAGTGAATTCATTGCACATGTTTTTATAAAAAGATATCCCAACATTTTCACTATAGTTAACTGTAAGTCTTGGGGTCCTATTATTTGGACTTCCAGAATCCCATGACATGCTGACAAATGAAAAGTAATTTATGCCTGATGTTTTAGACGCTTCGATATATTTTTCAAATATATGTTCATTTTTAATGATCATATCATCTTCTATTAAGAAAATATGCTTGCAGTTTCTATTTTTTAGAAAATTGATACAATCATTTCTACAAAAAGCTGGATAATAATTTTTGTGGTGTTGTATCCAGTTTGTATCATATAAAGATTCATTATATCGTTCTCCTCCGTTTACTGTTACCAGTTCGTCTATTTTATTTTTAGGAAGCGAGTTATATAAATCTTTAAAATAAGATTCAGAATTGTACGTAACGATACCTACACCTATTTTTTCTATTGGTTGTTTTTCCATATAACTTTTAAGTTATCTAAACATTGTTTTTCTGAAAAATTTTTTTCAACAGGACCATAACCTTGAACTACACTAAACCCGTTTTTAGAAATGAAATAATCTAAAGCTTTAATAAAAGTTTGTTGAAAGTCATTTTCGTTTCTTATTTTACTTTGTTGGTGATCTGGAACTATATCTTTTAAATAGTCGTTAGAATTTTCAATATCAGCAAACCACCTAAACGGTGGGTGATATTTTTTTTGAATTATTTGATATGTGTGATCTACGTGCTCAAGAGCATTATAAAAATTTTCATCCATTAATCCAATTTTTTTAAGTACATCTATATGATAATAGCTAAATGCTCCTAGTAAATTTGGATATAAATTTATTTTTGTGTTGTCTGGATAATTGACGGTTTTTCTAATTATTGGTGCGTTATTATAACCCAAGTTATGGTTACCATGAAGTCCATAATTAAAGTGCTTAATACCTGTTGATTTCGATGCTTCGATATATTTTTCTAAAATTTCTTTATTTATAATTTCAATATCATCCTCCATTAAAAAAATATGATCACATTTTTGATCAATTAAATATTCTAAAGCAATATTTTTTGCTTTAGCTACTCCTGATTTAGGAATGTTTGTATTTTTTTTATTTAGAGTAGAATTAACTTTATTTTCACCATCATCTACTATAATTTTAATGCACTCTAAATCTAAAATAGAACTTTCAGATTTTTTGAAAAAATCTGGGCGGTCACAGGTTATTAAACCGATTCCAATTTTTTCATTGTTCATTTTTACTATAATTTTTTTGAATTTCTTCTAAAGATTTTAACAATTCTTCTCTGGGAACTGGTGCAGGTTCATTTTGTAAAGGTATATATTGATATTTGAACATGAAATAAGCATAAGACATGTGAACGCTTTGATCCGCATTTAACATATCTTTGTAGTTTATTTTTTGAATTGTGCTACTTGATGCGTCTATATCTTTTTCAATAATAGGATGATAGTTATTTGGCGGATAAACTTTCTTTTCGCGCATTCTTAAAATATAATCAACAACATCTAAATCTTTGGTATTAAAAAATCTTTCATCAAAATAGCCAACATTAGAAACTATACCATTAAACAGATATATAAAATCAGCATTTAGTTTATTTGATATTGATAAACTTTCATTTTTTTCTTCATCATCAATAGTTACAATGCTTTCAGATGGTCCCATCATAGCCCATGTTCCGAAAATTGAAGCTTTTTTAATTATGTTTTCAAAAACGTTTTCGTTTTTTATAATTTGATTTGAATTAATTAAGAAAAAATGTTTTAATCCTGCGATTCTAAATTGTGAAATGAGCCAATTACGTAAAGACGCAAACGGAACGCCATTTCCGTAAACTCTATAATTTTCTACGCTTTCAGGTATGTTATTTTTTGTATCAGAAACCACAAATACTTTTAAGTCTTTGGGGATGCTGTTATAACAATTATTTAAATCTTCTTGCGTATAAACGTCTAATATTCCTATTCCTATTTCTTCTTTATTCATACTAATGAATTATACATTTCTTTTAAATATTCTACAACTTCTTTTTTATGATCGATATCTAAAGTATTGATATATTCTTCAATATCTTTTAATAAATCACCACTATTAAAGTTTTCTTCGTTTGAAATTTTTTGAATATCTTCTTCATTTTCAAGATATTCTAAACGATATACTAGTGGATTCATGTTGTTAATTTTTGTGTTTAATCCCAATATAATATCATGTTCTATTTTTAGATCGACAACCAATGCAACGATATTATTGTGTATAATTTTTTTAAGTTCTTCAACTTCATATTCATCATTGATTAGTTTTTTAGCCGATATTTTATAATGTTTTGGTGATAATGTGTTTTCAATAAAAGAAAAAGAATGTTTTTCTAAATCAAATATATAAATTCCTTTATCTTCTGCAACTGCTCCAAAATTTTGTTGATATGGACTTCCTAAATAAACTATATCACCTTCTTTATAGGTTCTGTGATCTCTTTTATGAAAATGTCCTGAAACAATCAATTTAGCTTTATTAAAAAGATTAGAGTAAGACAGCCCGTGATCACATTGTTTATAGTTATTCATATAAAATGAAACTATTTCAAAGTGACCAAAGATGATATCAACTTTTTCTAATTTTTCAATATCATATCCCCAAGGAACAAATGTTATTTTTTTATTAAAATCAGTTTCTAAAATTAATGGTGTTTTATCAACAATTTTTATATTTTTCCAACCATCAAAAATAGATATTGAATTTATATTACTATCGTTTTTTAAAAAACTATCATGGTTTCCGGTGGAAATAATAATATTAAAATCTTTAAAATAATCAAAAAATTGTTTTGCAATAGATAAAGTCTCTACTGATATTTCATTTCTATTGTGAAATATATCACCAGGTATAAAAATATCATCAATTCCTTCTTCTAAGAATTTTTGAGATGCCCATTTTGCAAAATTTAAACTAACCTCATGCCACATTTCGCTGTCTTGGCCTAAACCAAGATGAATATCTGAAAAACTTCCTATTTTTTTGTTTTTTAGTTTCATTCTAACAATCTATCTCTTTCTTTCATGATTCGAATATTATTATTTTTAAGCAAATTACTATATCCTTCTGACATGGACATTAATTCTCTGCGATATTTTTCATGAGTTTCATGTATATGTTTTTCTTTTTTAATTCTATTTCGAAAAGCATTAAAAGCAATTCTTGTAAAATATGAAAAAGGATTGGTTCCCTTTTCTCTATTATATTTTTTAGATATTAAGGCTTTCATCATGCGAATAATACCATCTCCGACCATTTCTTCTCTGTAACTGTAATTAATAAAATTGGGAGCATAGCTTAATTTGTTTGAAATCTTACTAACCATTTCTGCTAAATCGTTAGTCATTATACCAGATTCGTAAAATTTTACAATTTCTTCATCAAACTTTTTAGGTTCAACGTAAAAAACTTTTTTATCCGGTTTTTTTTTGTTTTTTATTTTTTCAATTACTGGTTCTTCTTCAACTTCTTCCGCTTCTTCAACATCTTCCACCTCTTCTTCTTCGTGGTCGCTTACAGAGTCAAACATAGAAGATGCATAACTGATATTTTCATCTAGATCTTCTTCTAAAGAAGAATCTTCGTTTTCATCAATAAAATCATCGTAATCAATAATTTTTTTCTTTCTTTTTTTAAAGAAAGAAGGTTTTGGTTTAATAACTTCAACTTTTTTATCTTTTTTTAATTTAGTTGTCTTGTTATCTTTTTTTAATTTAGATTGTTTTTTCTTCATAGTTGTATTTTTCTGTATTATAGAGTTTTATGCGTTCGCTTAAATGTATTTGTCCATATTTCGTGTTATCTGCTATATCAAAAATAGTAGCCATTGTTTTTGTTGGGTGTAAACGCAATGCTCTACCTATTGATTGCATAATTTTAATTTTTGCTTTTCCAGCAGATGCAAAAATAATGTTATGTAAATTTGGAATATTGATTCCCGTACTAAAAATTTTTGAAACAGCGACTACTATTACATTGTTTTTTTTATTCATTAAATTTCTTACATTTTCTCTTTCTTCAATGTCGGTTGATCCTTGAATAAAATATATTGGTCTATTTTTCTCACAAATTTCTTTTAATTTTGATTCCAAATTAAGCCCATGATCAATTCTATCCACCATTATAATAGTATTGTTTGGTAGTCTATCGGCTAGTTTGGCAATAACTTCGTTTCTTCTTTCATTGTGCATTAAATATTCAATTTCTTGATTGTATGCTTCGGTTGGACGCTCTGTATTTACTTTAAACTTAGGAATATTACAATGTCGGATGTTTAAAATTACAATTTTAAAGTTTGAAACGTATTCTTGGTTTTTTAAATCTAATGTTTTTTCCTCGTAAACAACTGGACCAAGTTTTCCAAAAATATTCCATTGATCAATGTTTGATGGTGGTAATGTTCCAGTAAAACCAAATTTAAAATCTGTATTAATTAAATTAAAAATTTTATTTATTTCGTTTCCTTTTCTTAATCCGTGCGTTTCGTCCATTAATAATAGCTCGATGTTATCTAAAATTGATAAATCTGTCTTATTGCTTAATAGAATTTGTGTACCTGCAACTATAATTTCCGCATTTATATCTAATTGGTTGCTTCCTGACCACTTTGTAACATTTTTTAAACCATAAGATGTGAAATCCGAAGCTGTTTGTTCAACTAGTTGGATAGATGGTACAATTACTAGTGTTAATGCTTTATCATTTTCGATGTTTTTGCGAAAACTTTTTATAAGTCCTGCCATAATAAGAGTTTTTCCACCCGCAGTTGGAATAGAAATCACACCCTTTCCTTTTTTTAAAGCATTAACAATTGATTTTTTTTGATAGTCTCTGTACGAAATTGATAATGTTTCTATAGTAGGATTTTTAAAACCATTATTATATTTTTTATAAAGAGATTCTTCAATATTATATTGAATTTGATTAGATTCTAAATATGCACATATATGATCCAATAGTCCTAATTCAAATTTACCTGATGGTGTAATGGCATGTAAACGATTTGGTATAAATTTTTTATTACTTCTATAAGCAGGATTTAAAATAGAAAAATACTCCCTCATTAAACTAAGGGTTAATACATCCGTATTAATTTGGACTTGCTTATTATTTTTTATAAGTGATAAATTGACCATTATGTTGTTTCCATTACCATTATTTTAGTTGCATTTCCTAAATCAAATGTTATCGAACTCATAATTTTTTCTACTTTTTCCAAGTATTCAACTATGAGTTTTAATTCTTCTATATCTTCATCAATTTTTCTAATTGGTTCTGATGATTCTACTTTTAAATTTAAAGATGCTTTTGGAATTCCACTTGGTATTCCGTTTTTTTCTAAACTTTTTAAAACTTGTTCTTTTAAATCTTTTCTTTTACTTTCTAAATGATTTTTTTGTCTTTTATGATCAATAAGTCTAGACACCCATTTATGTTTTAAAGCGGGTAGCATAAGTTGCTTTTCTAAAATATTAATTTGATCGAATTTAGTATCTTCAGCAATTTCTTCTTTGTATTTGTTGAATATATCCATAAATATAGATACTACGATTATACACAATGTTTAACAAATTTCAACAATTAGTTAGTGGATTATTAAAAGAAATGAATGTTTCTGGTGCTGGTGGAGCTTTTGGAGCACCTGAAGCTGGATTTGAAATTAGTAATCCAACGTCTTTAAATCCAGACAAAGGTTATACCGATAATATCAAAGCAGCCATGTCTACTGCTCAACCAAATAAAAAATCAAAAAAGAAAAAACAACCTAAAGGTGTTTTATATACAACAAGAAGAACTCTTAATAAAAAAGATTTATAATGAATTTAGGTCATTGGGTTTTAAATGAAAACGTGGTCGTAGATAAAGAAACTTTTGGTTTTATCTACGAAATAACAAACTTGATTACCAGTAAAAAATATATTGGTAAAAAACAATGTTTTTCTAGAATTAAAAGAAAACCCTTAAAAGGCAAAAAAAGAAACAGAATATCTCAAACCGAGTCTGATTGGAAAAATTATACAAGTTCATCCAAAGATTTGAATGAAGACATTCAAAAATACGGAAAAGAAAACTTTGAATTTAAAATTTTAAAAACTTGCAACTCAAAGTGGGCTTTAGCGTATTTTGAAATTAAAGAACAAATTGAAAAAAATGTTCTTTTGCGTGACGATTATTATAATGGAATTATAAATGTAAGAATTGGAACACCACCAAAAGAAGAATTGAATAAAAACAATCAAAATGGGGTAATTATTTAAGTTATGGGCCACTGTATTTATTGTAATTCGACTACGTATGGACGCCCATGTCTTTTTTCACCATCTAATACCCATGTTCATTTCGATGATCCTAACAAATGCATCTATTGTGGATCAAAAAGTATAGGGAGCGGTTGTATCTATAATCCTCATGGCAAAATACATGTTAGAGGTCCTGAATTTTTAACTAACTCAAAAGATTATAGTAAAAAATCAGTAATTTTAAAATATCTTTTTGAAAACGTTAATGATTTTGGTAATCAACATTATACATCACCGTTAAACAGGTTTTATAAAAGACTTTGCCATATCATTGCAACAGCAAGTCAACCATTGTTAGAGGCTTTAAGTATTCAAATACGTCCTTCCTATACGGCATTAGACAAACAACAAACATTAAGAGTAAATGAAATTAAAAATAGGTTAAAGGAACAGTATAGTGAAATTTACGAAACGATTAAATATGCAAACTTGTCACTTCCACAGGAAATAGTGGAAGAAATCATTATAGATGTTATAATGGCCGACAGTGAAAAGAAATAAAAAACAATATTTGGTATATTATCTTAAAGATAATATTTTAATATTGGATGTTTTTGAATATTTGGAAAGTCTAGCTTCAGATATTGTTGATTATTTGTTTGAGTGGCATTTAGTAAAAGAAAATAAAGTAAAATTTCAAAAAAAGTTAGTCTTTTCTTTTTTAAATCAGAAAATAGAAGATGATATTTTGGTTTTTCAAAAAATAGCCAAAGATATTGATTGTTCTCTCTTATGTTTTTATAAACTTAATAACACATTTAAACAGTGGGAACTTTTTTATGAAAATCCAAATAAAGTTATAAGTGTTTGTAAATCAATGCTTAAAAATAAACTTCCTAATTTTTTTGAAAATAAAAATGAAGATGTTCGTTTATTTGAAAACATAAAAGGAACATTTAAAACTGTTCCGTGTTTAATTCCAACAGGAGAAGATGAATATTTTTTACAAAATTTTTTAAAAAAATTAAAAAGAGTATCTTGACAAAAGATATCCAAGTGGATAAAATAGAATGTCGTCTTTAAGTTTTCTTCTTTATTTAAAATATAATAAAGTAAAAGGTATTTAATTTATATTTAAAATTATTCATAGGTTTTTTAAAAACATGTGTAAATATTAATATATGAATTATTTTTTAGCATTGGTTTGTGTGGCTTTTTTGTCTGGATGTGTGTGTTTAAACCCTGAACACAAGAAATTAGCACCACCTATAGCAAACACAAACAGAGTAATTGACTCGTTAGAACAAACAAAAGACGAGTTAACTAAAGCTGGTGATGCCAACACTATAGTTGGAACAAAGGTAGAAAGAGCTTTAACGTTAGCAGAACGCTTAGAGGTTCTTCTTAAACAAATTGAAGAAGAAAAACAAACATCGGAATCAAAAGAAGTTAAAAAACCCAATTAATTATGAAAAAAATACTACCCTTATTAATCTTACTAGTTTTATCTAGTACTAGCCTTGGACAGTTTTGGAAACCAAAAGCTAAAGCTACACCAACACCCGCACAACCACCCGTTACTGTCGTAGAAAAATCAAAAAATCCAATACAAGATGCAAGAGCACTTGTTAAAGAATTGCAAATCGAGTTAAATGTAGCAAAAACAGAAAACGCAAAGCTAAAAGATAACCTCACTCAAGCAAACGAAAACATTAAAAAAGGGTTTTTAGAAATTACAAAATTAAATGAAGAAATTAATGCATTAAAAGAATGGGGAGTTATTCAACAAGCAGAGGCTCAAAAATTTATGGAGAAATATAATAGTGCTGTTAAGCGTTATCATAGATTAAAGATCATTGCAGCAATTATTGCCGCTGCTGGTGGAGTTTTGCTTGGACTACAGTTTATGAATCTTGCACCACCTCCTTATAATTTAGGAATTCCCGTTGGTGGCGCAGCTTTGTTTGCATTTTTAGTATGGATGTTTTTATAAACTATGTGGAATTCCGTCACAAATACCTTTAAAAATATTTATGCTTTTTTAAATACTGGTGTTGTGCCACCAAACACTCCATTACCAGTTCGAGAAGAAATGAAGCGAATCAATCATTTTGCTTCTAGAAAATTTTTTATAGTTTTTACTTCTTTTTTGGGTCTTTGTTTTTTTTATTTTGCTAGTGTTGGAATATTATTTTTACTTCCACAAAATGGAACAGAACTGATAAGTGGTTATGTGACTATTTTTACTAAAACAATCGAAGTTTTGGCCGTTATTATTGCAGCATATTTAGGTGTTCAAGCTGTTGTCGATTTAAAGTACAGTAGTTCTTCTAATGTTTCATCTGAAACAGTTAAAAGTATTGAAAAAATAGACGAAAAGGTTATCACAGAACAAACTATGAAATATGCCGAAATTTATAAAGATGATCCGTCATATGCTCCTATAGAATGGGCTTTAAGTTATGACAAATAACATGAAAGTATTAGAAAGAGGGGATTTTGGCGAAGAAGTAAAACAATGGCAATTGTTTTTACAATCTGCTGGTTATAAGATCCCATACGTTGATGGTGCGTTTGGTCCTGAAACTGAAAGAGAAACATTAAAATTTCAAACCAAAAACGGTTTAAAGCCCGATGGTGTCGTTGGTCCTAAAACTTGGAAGTTCGTAACTACTGTCAGTAGTAATACACCACTTTCACAAAAATGGCCTAAACAAAACTATAATTCTATGGTAAATTTTTATGGACCAGTTGGTGAAAACCAAACAAGATTGGATGTTCCATATAAATTAAAAATTGCTTGGGATAAAAATGTATCTTTGAGCAAGATTACATGTCATCAAAAGTGTGCCAAATCTTTATATACAATATTTGAAAAAACTTTGAGCACATATGGACAAAAAGAAATTACTCGATTAAGATTAGACATCTTTGGTGGCTGTTTAAATGTCAGAAAGATGCGCGGAGGTTCTGCATGGTCTATTCATTCTTGGGGTGCTGCTGTTGATTTAGATCCAGACAACAACCAATTAAAGTGGGGTAAAGACAAAGCATCTTTTGGTAAAAAAGAATATGAAGATTTTTGGAAAATAGTTGAATCTGAAGGCTGGATTAGTTTGGGAAGAGCCAGAAACTACGATTGGATGCATTTTCAAGCAGCAACTCTATAATATTTTGATTATCAACAACTTACAAAATTAACATTTATGTTTTTGTAAGTCTTTAATTTTGAACAATTTATAAAAATGGATTTATCAGATATATACTCTACACAAGTTAAAAAAACATCTGTATCTATGTTACAAGTTGGTGGAAATTTTCCACAAATTGAAAAAGATCCAAATATCAGAAGATTAGAACAAGAAGTATATGCTAAAATGCGTAGTATAATGCCAAAAGAAGAACCACAACAAGCACCTAAAGACGAAGTTGTTGCACTATCATTTCAAGACGCATTAAAAGAACTTGCTGAATTTCAAAAAAAATAGTATAAATAAACATATGAGTAAATTTTCCGAACTTTTTGAACAAATGTATCTTCCATTACAAGGCTTAGTAAACGAACAAGAAGATATGGCAAACGAAACGCCTGAAGCCCAACCAGAAGTCGGTGTAGATACTGAAACAATGAGTGAACTTCCAATTTTATCAAATGATGAAATAGCACAATTTATTGCAGGATTAAAACAATTTTATTCTCAAGAAAATCCAGCATTAACACAAGACCAAATTGATCAAATTAAAAATGTAAACCCAAGAGACTCTAGAGAAGATTCTGCTATCAAAGCATCGATTGATGTTTTAATGAAAATTTTTAATGTTGGTGGAGTACAAACATCACCATCAACAATTCCAGATTCAACGTTTGAATAAAAATTTGATTTATTCTAAAATACTAGTAATATAGTATACATGAATAATGTAAGTTTTAATTTAAATTCGTTAACCAAAGAAGAGGTATCAACAATTTTAGAATCTTTATTGTTTAGTTCTTCTGTTGATGTTTGTGCAAGTTGGTATAAAGAAGATTCTTTAAACATGTTTAATTTAGCAAAAAAAATTCGAAATAATTTTCCAGAAATTTTAATTGATAATGTTTATATTATCGAAGATAAACAAAACAATTTTGAACTTAACGATAAACACACTAAAAAAATTGTAGAATTTTTTCCTGAAATCAAAAAAGAGAAAATAGAAAATTTATGAAAATTGCAGTAATCGGAACAGCCAACATAGGAAAGTCAACTTATATACAAGACTTTTTAAAAAAATGGCCAATGTATAAGTTGGTCGATAGCGAATATCGAAAACTTTTAAAAGAAAAAAATCTTCCCCATAGCAAAGATGGAAATGAAGAAAGTCAAAGAATCATTCTAAATTGTTTAGTTGATGAAGTAGTCAAGTATTCAAAAGATGAATTTGCTATTTTTGATAGATGTGTTGTTGATGTATTGGCATATTCAACTTGGTTGCATTTAAATGGAAAAATTTCTGAAAAGTTTTTAGATGAACAAAGAATTTTAATCCGAGAGACTTTAAAATTATATGATGTTTTATTTTTTATACCTTTAACTAAAGTTGCTCCAGTAGAAATAGAAGATAATGGAATTAGAGAAACCGATCCAGTTTATCGTGAAGAAATAGATACGATATTCAAAGCATTTCAAGAATCTTACCATCGTGGTGATGGTAGAGTTTTTCCAAAAGACGATTGTCCAGCAATCATTGAAATATTCGGAAATCCAGAACAAAGATTGAAAATGACAGAGCTTTATCTAACACAAGAAGGTAAATGCTACGGAGAAGAAGAAAGTTTAATCTCTGATATTATCCCTGCTAAATTTTAATCTTGATATTTTCCAATTTCTGGTTTAAGATTGGGAATAATGACCATACCCCAAACTTACATTCTTAATAAACTTTATTCATATGCAATGGATCCAGTTTTTAGGAAACATGATGGAACTTACAATGCTGGTTGTCCTGTTTGCCGAGAGGGTAAAAGTCTAGGAAAAAAGAAAAGACTTTTTTATTATCCAACATCAAACACCTTTCATTGTTTTAATTGCTCAAAAACTTGGTCTGCTTATTCTTGGATTTTGAAGGTATCTGGCCTTTCAAAAGAAGAGTTGCAGTATGAAATAAACAACAACACTTTTTCAACAGATGTTGGATCAAAGCCACTTTTAAATCCACAAAAAAGAAAAAAAGTTACAGATCTTCCATACGATTCAATAAATCTTTTTGATGAAACACAACAAAAGTATTATTTAGATAATCCATATTTTAAAAAAGCTTTGACATATATAAAAGAAAGAAGATTAGATCAAGCTATCAATAAATCTCCGAATCTTTTTATAAGTTTAACAGATTTTACACATAAAAATAGGATTTGTATACCTTTTTACGATAGAAATAAAAAAATTTGTTTTTATCAAACAAGAGCTATTGATAATACAGAACCTAGATATTTGGGCAAAGAGAATTCCGATAAAACAATATTTGGGATTGATAGAATTGATACATCTTTAAATTATATTTTTATTTTCGAAGGACCGATTGATGCAATGTTTGTAAAAAATGCTGTTAGTGCAGCAGGTTTAAGTTTGACACAAACACAAAAATCACAATTAAGCGAATTTCCATTTTATGAAAAAATTTGGGTTTTAGATAATCCGAAATTTGATGAAACAGCTAAAGAAAAAACTAAAGAACTTTTATTGAAGGGTGAAAAAGTTTTTAAATGGCCGTCTGGTATGTCCTATAAGGATTTCAATGCAATGGCTATGTTTGAAGATCTTAACGAAATTCCTTATCAAAGGATTATCGATAATGTTTTGAAGCTTTAGCCACCTGCTTTTAATTGTTCCGTATCACGAAGTTTTTTAGGAGCCGTAATGATATAAGTGTTAAGAATTTCTTTTAATTTTTCTACTTCACCAGCAATACGAGTAATACTATCCGAAGCTTTTCTTGTTACACCACGTAACAAACTACCTGCACGATCACCATCTGCCAAAATTTTATGCAAAGATTCAGAAGAAGGATCATTTAAAAAGCTTGCAAATTCATCTAATTTTGAAGACCAGTTTCTAATAGAATTAATAGTTTCTGATGTCATTTCTGCTGGATTACCCTCCACATCAAATTGATCAGGAGCAGTTTCTGCTTCTAAAGAATTTTCAAAATCTTTTTTATTTGTTTCTGGTGTAAATTCTTCTGGTGACTTCATATCACCACTTGCTGGTTCTTCTGATGGTGTTATAGCGACTTCTTCTTGTTCTTTTAACAAAGCAGCCATGAATCTAGCTGAAAAAGCATCATACGAGGAAAGATCCAAAGAAATTCTTTTAGTATTATCTTTTAAAATTCGATTTCTTTCTTTCTTTTGGCAGCAACAGTCTTTTTTCATAGTCGTTTTTGGGCTTTTTTTCTTGGATTTCATGTGTATGTATGATATATTTACTCTTATCTATGTCGGAAATTTTAAATAATTATCATTTTGTTGTTGCAACTCCACAAACTAAAAAGGATTTTCACAGTAAAAGTCAAATTAGTTTGTTTTTTGATAAAGCAAATATTGAAAATTACACTGTAGTTTATGAAAATAAGGAAGGTTTACCTAAAATATATAATAAGTTTCTTACAGAAGACAATAGAAACAAAAATATTGTTTTTGTGCATGATGACGTTCTTATTGAAGATTTGTTTTGGAAAGAAAAGTTGGACATTGCTTTTGAAAAATATGATATTATTGGTTTAGCTGGTTCTAAAAAATGTAATTTGTCATCTGAGATTCCTGCATGGCATTTGATGTGCGAAAGAAATGATTTAGTTGGCGAAGTTTCGCACTCAAAAGACAAACAAAATTGGACTACCGTTTTTGGTCCATCAGATTCCAGAGCATTAATATTGGACGGTCTTTTTATTGCTGTTAAAGTTTCAAAACTTTTAGATACAAATACTAAATTTGATGAAGATTTTACTTTTCATCATTATGATATAACATTTTGTTTAAATGCAAATAAAAATAAATTGAAAATGGGCGTTTATCCAGTTAAAGTTACCCACTTTGGATTAGGAGATAGTATGAATTCCGATCAATGGCGTCAAAGCGCAATACATTTTAAACAAAAATATAAAATATGAAAAATAGAGATACGAGATTTTTTGATTTTTTAAATTGGGTTTTTAAGAAAAGTAAAAATAAACCCGAAAACTATCAACCATCAATATTTTTATTGAATCGTTGGTTGTCTATGGCTGAATTTCACTTTGCTAAAATTGTAAATTTGACTACAAACAAATGGGCCAAGAATTTTTCTGAAATTAATTATGGAGATTTTTATTATACAATGTTTCCCAAATACGGAAAAAATATAAATTATATTAAAAAAACAAAAAACGAAAGAAGTAAGGATAATGAAGATTATAAAAACATAGCTAATTTACTGGAATGTTCTGTTAGAGAAGTGGAAATGTATAAAAATACACTTGAAGAACTGAGGATACAGTCTAATTAAACTTATATGATAGCAAGACCCAAGCAAGAAGACCGCATTGGCGGAAAAGTACAATTAGACAACTACATAGGACATGAAATGAACCTAGAAGGTTGGTCCTTAACAAAAGTTTTAGATGACATTTTAATGTGTCAATATATCGATGTGAACGAAGATGGAACTGAAATAAAAAGAGGTTCCATTTGGGTTCCAATTAATACAGTTAACTTTACATGGCGTTTAGCAAAAGTATTGATCGCAGGACCTGATTGTAAAACTGTTAAAAAAGATGATGTTGTTATGTTTCCTAATGACAAAGGAATACAAGTAGCAAACATGAATGGTTTAAAAAATGTAGTATTTTTAAACGAAAGTCGTATTTTTGGTGTTTGTGAACCAAAAGATTAATAATGAAAGTTAGTTGGGGCGATTTAAGAAAACTTTGTTTAAAAAATGTTGTTGAATTAAAGTTTGTTCGTCGCAACAAATTAAGATATCCAGCAACTAGAAGAATGCTTTGCACTTTAGATACGGTTCTTTTAAATTCTGATTTTGGAAAAGAAACATTAAATTTTAAACCTCCTAGATATGCTCCACCATATGATGCAAAGTCAAAAAGTTTATTAACAGTTTGGGATATCATCATGCAAGATTGGAGAAATGTTCCAGTTGATGCTTGTGAAATGGTAGTAGCAGTCCCTACATCACCACAAAATAAATTTTTAGAATTTTTCGATAAAAAAATAGGAAAAATGTCGGCCTTACAAAAGAAATCCTTTATGGACAAATAATATGACTATCCACGGATCAAAACTTGAAACTGCTTGTAAATTTTTACTTCAAAAAGATTTAAATTTAGAATTTAAAAATAAAACTTATAAACAAGGAAAATTAATTTTATTTTATCAACGTAATTTTTACATTACTTTTGTAATGAATACTCTAAAAAAAGATAATGAAAAAATAGAAATACCAATTCCATACGAAATAGAGCTTTACGAAGAAGATAATTTGGTGTACTTTGATTATAGACTAAAAACGTTGGCAAAACATGCACCAGAAATTGAAACAAATATTATTCTTTACCCCAAAAAAGTTAAAAACAGTAAATTTTGGGATAGTATATTATTAATCAATACAAATGAATAACAATAGACAAATATATAGTGTATTTTCTGGTACATTTTACGAAATTCCAGAAAAAGATATCAAATTAATTGATATTGGTCAATTACCGTTGATTAAAAAACCAAGTTCTAGCTGTAATAAATGCTATGGTAGAGGTCATTTAGGCCGCGATGCTAAAAATCTAACATATCAAATATGCAAATGCATTAGAAAAAACATCGATTTTGAAGTAATAGAGAACTTAAAGAAACAAAATATTCCTTTATAATACTTGTAACCGCGCATAAGTAATTTCAATGAAAAATTACACCTTTGCGTGGGAAATTCAAACTTTATTAGAGCAGTTTGTTTCGGCTTTTAATGATGTAATCATTAAAAGATATGATAAAAACAAAAATGCTATCGCTCCAACGAGCGGTTTTAAAGTTAGATATATTTATGCACCAAAACAAAGGGTAATAAATAGTCTAACAACACCCGCACCGGGCGGAATCACTGCACCTGTCATTGCTGTTAACATAACAAGCATTTCAAGAGACAACAATCGCGTGTTTAACAAACATGAAGGATTTGATGTTGCTTATGTCCCTAACGATGGAAGCGGAACATACGTAAAAAACATACACCAACCAGTTCCAATTAATATTGGTGTTAATATGACAATATTGACAAAATATCAATCGGATATGGATCAAATTTTAACTAATTTTATTCCATATTGTGATCCTTATGTTATTATTTCTTGGAAATTACCAGCAGTATCTAAATCGTCTATTCCATATGAAATAAGATCAGAAATTTTATGGAGCGGAAATGTTAATTTAAACTATCCAACTGATATATCTCCAACTCAAGCCTTTCGTTTAACAGCAGATACAAGTTTTACAATTAAAGGTTGGCTGTTTAAAAAGATGGATGAAACTATCAATAAAATTTACACAATACAATCTGATTATTACGATGGAAGGTTATTGGTACAAGACCCTGCAAAATCTCTCATACAAAGTTTTGAAGATGTTTTCGGTCCTTGGGAAGATTATTTAGGTACACAGCTTCCACAAGACGAATTACCGGAACTTCCTCCACAACCTGGTGAAAACATCCTAGCAAATGCATTAATAGCATTCGACGGAGCAATATTAGTTGATATTGAAGGGAACATTTTGATAAATATATAATAATATATGGCACAAAGGAATTTTACACAATTTAGTTCAAGAACTTTTCCTTTAACTGGTGATTATGTCGTTGGTTATAAAAATGATGGTTCAGAAGAAATGCGAACAACCCTTCAGAACATTATTGATTTAGTTTATAACTCAGAACCAAGAAACTCAAGTGGATTTAGTATTGTTAAAGCTAATTCTTCATTTTGGGCTTATAATGGAACAGATTTAAAACAACTTTCTGGTAATTGGCAAAGTACATTCAACACAGTATGCTCTTTATCTACTCTTTGGGATGCAGAAGCAGAATTTATTGACTTAACTAACTTTGTTAATACAAATTCATCAAATTGGACTTATCAAGGTACAGACATTAAAGCATTAACGGCAAATTGGCAATCAACTTATATCTCAGTTCAAAATAATGGAGGAACCACTTGGAATTATCAAGGAACAGATGTTAAAGAATTAACAGGTAATTGGCAAACAACATATTCAATTGTTAGCAGTAATTCTGCTTTATGGAACTTGGGTGGTTTCGGTTCTGGAGCAACAGGCGCAACTGGCGCAACTGGCGCAACAGGTGTCGGAGTAACTGGTGCTACTGGAACACAGGGTCCAATTGGTTCTATCGGACCAACGGGCGCAGCAGGACCATCTACTTCATATTATGAATTTAAAGCAGATGTTAATGCAACAAATACACCACCAAATGCTGGTACTATTAGATGGAATAATTTAACACAGTTAAGTGCAACACAAATTCATACAAGTCATTTAACTGATACCTTTCTTGATGTTGATATATTTTTAGCCTTACTTAAAGAAAATGATACATTAATTATTCAAGATAGAAATAATTCTGCAAATTATCAAAGATGGAGAGTTAATGCAGCACCAATTGTAGCTGATAATAGTTTTATTACATTTCCAGTTACTTTAATAAATTCAACCACTACATTTAGTAGTAACCAATCTTTAATTTTAGCAGTAGTTTCAGCAGGTATAACTGGACCTATTGGTCCAACTGGACCAACAGGGTCAGGACAAACTGGAGCCACAGGACCAACAGGAGTTACTGGATCAAATTTTAATTATGCATCAATTACATTAAACCAAACATTGTCTTCAAATGCTGGTTATATTTTTGATACAACAAGCGGTCCATTAACTGCAACTTTACCTTTAAGTCCTGCAATTGGTGATTTTATTAATATAACAGCAACGATTCAGCCAGGAAATCTATTAACTATTGCAAGAAATGGTAGTAATATAAATTCTTCTGCTAGTGCTTTAGGTGTTGATGTATCGAGTAATTTTTCTTTGGTTTACACAACATCATCTATTGGATGGAGGTTTATTCCATATTCAGGATTAACAAACCCAACTATTAAAATTTATAAAGCTGTTTGGAATTCTAGTTTAGTTAATATTCAAAATGGTAACAGAATTCCTTTTACTAATACCGTAGTAAACACCGATACAGAAACATTCGGTGGAATTACAAATAATGGAAATGTCACACTTCATTATATGACTATTAAAAAAACTGGATATTATAATATTAATTCAAATATTCATTTATATGATTTAACTGATGGTTTACAATTAATGATAACTCTTTTTAAGAGCGAGCCATCTGACAATTATTCATCTTCAACAAAAGTACAAGCTATTGTTGATTTTCAAAGTGGTGCAGTTGCACAAGATCAAATTTTATTTGGAAATGCATTATTAAACGTAACACAAGAAAATACTCGAATTTGGTTACAAGTAGAACATAATGCCGTGAACCAAACCCCGCCACCTGTAGGATCTGTGTATATATTTAATGGAGGACCGTTTCCTTCCACGAAAGATGAACTAGCGATTCCTTCATTAACTACTACAACACCACCAGATATTATCATAACAAAATTAGCATAAATAAAAAAATATGATTACACTTTCAAATTTATATCCAATTCAAAACATAGGTTTTACTGGTGCTACTGGTGGAACTGGAACAACAGGACCAACTGGGGGTACAGGACAAACGGGACCAACGGGTTCATCTGGAATTACAGGACAAACTGGACCAACAGGATCAACTGGTGGAACTGGAACAACAGGACAAACTGGAGTTACGGGACCAACAGGACAAACTGGACCAACAGGATCAACTGGTGGAACTGGAACAACAGGACAAACTGGAGTTACGGGACCAACAGGACAAACTGGACCAACAGGATCAACTGGTGGAACTGGAACAACTGGATTTACAGGTCCCACAGGATCAACGGGATCAACTGGATCAACTGGAGTCACAGGACCAACTGGTAATACCGGAGTTACAGGTCCAACAGGTGCAGGAACAACGGGTACTACTGGAGCAACAGGACAAACTGGATCATCGTTTGATTATATTTCAATAGAATCCAATAGTACAACTTTAAGTTCTAATGAAGGCTTTATTTTTAATACATATACTATACCAATCACAGCAACTCTTCCAGCAAATCCTTTAACTGGTGCATTTATTAATATTACTTTTGAAAGATATGGTTCAAATAATTTAACAATTGAAAGAAATGGAAGTAATATTGATGGTGTTGCAGAAGATTTAATTTGTGATGTTTCTGGTAATTTTTCTTTAATTTATACAAATATTGTTGTTGGTTGGAAATTTATTCCATATTCAGGATTAACATTCGCACCTGCAACGTTAACACTAGATACAGTTACTGCAAGTAGACCTTTTCAATTAACAGATAGTAGTGAATTTATCACTGCCAATTCTTCTAGTGCAATTACATTAACTATTCCAAATGATAATTCTGTTAATTTTAGTAACGGAACACAAATTAGCATACTTCGTTTAAATACAGGAACAGTTACATTATCTGCTGCAAACGGAGTAACATTAAGAAGTGCAGAAAATAAACGCAACATAAGAGCACAAAATTCTGTTGCAACTGTGGTTAAATTATCTGCCAACGATTGGAGTTTATTTGGAGATATATCGTAATGAGAGTATTTTTGGGATCTTTAGCAGGATCAAACTCTTTAATTGGTGAAGATATTGCCAGTAATTACGGGGGTTCTTTTATTGGTGCTTCCAATTTTGGCTATGGTTTAAGTGCTTGGGATTTTGCATCAAATAATAATGCTGGCGCATTTATTGGATCTTCGTTTGGTGGCTTAATAAATACTAATGGAACATCTTTTGGTGCTTTTGCTAACCCCGCATTTGTTAACCCCGCACCGAACAATACTATCGACTTAAGAAGAAATTTACCAACAAGTTTATCTGTTGGCTATGCATTATCAGCAGCTATTTCTGTAAATTTCCGAAATGGAAATAAAGGATTTAGCGTTTATAATGATGCTAGTTGGTCCCAAGAAGTTTTTAACTTCAACGTTGGTGGAGGAGGATTGGGAAATTATATTATAAACGGAGTAAGCACAGGTCAAGACTATTCTCCAACGATGGTTGCAAGGATTGTTTTGAGAAAAACCAATTTGAATTCTTATAGTTATTCTGTTACATTAGGAACGACTACATATACTGCAAATGATATAACCTACAATGGATATAGTAACATTCGAGGTTTTAAATTTTATGTTTCAAACACAGAAGCAGGATCAAATAACGATTTATATTTTAATAGTATAAAAGTTTATAAAATAGACGAACCTATTAGCATAATACCAACATCAACATTTACAACTTTTGTGTCTTATGAATAATATTAAAGATATAGAAAAATTAACACAAAAGCTTTTAGAAGAAACACCAGAGTATGTTCATTCTGTTGGCTATGGTTTTAAAGAAGTTGATGGAAAATTAACGAATGAGCTTTCAATTGTTTTTGGTCTTACAGAAAAAAAACCATTATCATCTATTCCGCAAAATGAAATTTTACCATCAACAATAACAACAGAAGATGGAACCATTATTAATACCGATGTTGTTCAAATTCCACAAGCTGTAGCATATCCATCTTGTTATACTATTAGCGATTCCATTGAACCAGTTTCATTACATAGATTATCTAGAACAACATATATTGGTGGAACAAGAATATCAATAGACAATCCATTAGATTTAGGAAACACTGTATTTACAGGGACTATGGGACTTATCTGTAAAGATCTCACCGATAATACCCTTGTTGCATTAACAAATGCACACGTTGCCGCATATACAGAAAGATCCGCATCTTTATTGTCTTCTAGTTTTAGCAATAGACAAACAACAGTATACCAAGCTTTACCTGGGACAAATCCATCTACAATGAAGTTAAAAAGGTATGTTCCGCTTTTAGCAAGTGGAAACACAATTGATGCAGCAGTCGTAGCAATAACAAATTCAAGTAGAGTAAACACACTTACATCTTTTAAACAATTAAATTTAAATTATGGAAATCTTGAATTTGCCACTACCTCTGAAATTGATAATTTGGTCATAAATAAAAATCCAATTTTTAAATCAGGTGCAACAACTGGTCCTGTTGGTTGGCCAGGTTCTATACCTTGGGGTTCTGAATCGTGTTCTCTTACTGCTACTCAAGTTGGAGTTTCTGTAGGTGTTAATTTTAGTGGAAATATTTTAAATTTTACATCATGTTTAACTTATAGAGGAACATTTACTGTTGCTAGTAGCGGTGGAGATTCTGGAAGTGCTGTTTGTGCTTTAATAAATCCAGAAAGCCAAACTTTAAGCGCATGGAAAATTGTAGGTTTAACTTTTGCTGGTTCAGATTTAGGAGATAATAGTCCATCGTATGCATGTCGCATCGATAATATTTGTTCTACTTTACAATTAACAGCATGGGATGGCCAAACAACCGCTTTAACAAATTTAGGAAATGAAAGAGTTAAATATGTAGAAGGAAAATCATCAGAACCGTTTGTTATAGAAAATGGAAAAAGATATTGGCAGACAGGACTAACAGTAATATGAAAAACGTAGAAATATATGATCAATATACAAATGTTTATTTGAATAATCAAACTAATGAATTAATTGTATTAAATTTAAATTATAATGAAGAATTAGATACAAATCTTTATACTTTAGTTCATTCTAGTTCTGGTTTTGTTACATCAAAGGGTGAAAATTTAAACACGGAAAGTGCATTAAGTTTAGTCGAAGAACTTTATGTAGAATCCCAAAATTTAGGAGAAAATTATCAAGAAAAAAATATAAATTTAGAAAATGGCTACGTTGAAATGATTATATCTTTTAATGATGGTAAAAAACTTAATAGAGTTATCTATATTAAGGATAATTTATAATATAAAGTGATAAATATTTAGAACATGGCTTTATTATCTGAAAAATATCCAATTACTCAGTCTACAGGACCAACAGGTTCAACAGGAGCAACTGGTGCTGGTCAAACTGGTGCAACTGGAGTCACTGGATCAACTGGAACAACAGGTTTAACAGGACCAACAGGACAAACTGGAGTTACAGGACCAACAGGACAAACTGGACTAACGGGTGAAACTGGAACAACAGGTTCAACGGGACCAACAGGACAAACTGGCGCAACAGGATCCACAGGTCAAACAGGAGTTACAGGTTTAGCTGGAGACAAATATGCCTCAACTAGCTCGACACCTTTTACTATTCCTGGAGCTACAGGAGGTTCTCAAACAATTACAACAGGAACTGGGTTAGCATATTCTTCAGCCCAAACTATCGTTGTTGCTGCTGATAGTTTAAATTTTATAAAAGGACCCGTTAGTTCTTATAATTCAGGAAATGGTCAGTTGGTTATAAGTCCTATACTTGTAGCAAATGTAAATCCAGGGGCAAGTGGTCCTGCGTTTTTTGATTCTTGGACAGTTAACATAGACGGAGCACCTGGACCTAGAGGAAGCACAGGCTCTACTGGTGCTACTGGTAATACAGGTCAAACAGGAGCTACTGGTCAAACAGGAGCTACAGGTCAAACAGGTGGAACAGGGAGTACTGGTTCAACTGGACAAACAGGATTAGCAGGAGACAAATATACAACAACATCCACTACTAGCGAATCGATTGGAACTGGCTCAAAAACTTTTACAGTAGATAGCGGACTAGCACTTAGTACAGGTCAAACAGTTATTATTGCATATGATGCTTCTAATAAAATGGAAGGTTCTGTTACAAGTTATTCTGGAACAACTTTAATTGTTAATGTAACGAGTGTTACGGGGTCTGGATCGTATAACAGTTGGAGCATAAGTTTATCTGGAGCACCTGGACCAGCAGGAGCAACGGGTTCCACAGGAGCAACGGGAACAACTGGAACAACAGGTTCAACTGGTTTCACTGGAGCAACTGGTACAAATGGCACAAATGGTTCAACTGGAACAACAGGTTCAACTGGTTTCACTGGAGCAACTGGTACAAATGGCACAAATGGTTCCACAGGAGCAACAGGAACAACGGGAGCAACGGGAAGCACAGGTGCTACAGGTGCTACAGGAACTAACAGAGGAATTTACGTACCATTAATATTTAGTAATATGAATAATTTCGATGTAGCGGGAGATAATGCCATAAAAACACTTGGTAATCTAAATGGCATGACTATCATATTTAATCCTGACACAGATTTTGTTAGTGGTTTATACGCTAGTGATGACGGAACAAATTGGAATTTTGATGTACAAATGAACTTAGCATCTCAATATGGCGGTCAAGATATAAATATCGGGTTTAATGTCGATTACAGTTCATCGGGTGGTTCAACATCATTTGATCAAATAGGTGCTGCATCAAGATTTGTTGAAAATGGTGCAAATTATGAAGTACATTATAGAACATTTACTTTTGCTGTACCAAAAGTATATTTAAGTAATACAGTTAATTATATTCGACTCAATGTTATAGCAAGAAGACCAAACGTGGGTGGAAACACTGGAATAATAAGCGGAGGTCTTGTAAGATTTAAATAATATGACAAAAGAAGCCCAACAAAAATTCGGTTTGTTGTTTCAATTTGGTGTAGATTATATGAATAATTTTAATCAAGACGCTGAATTGTTTTTAGCAACGTATAATTTATATTCTAATCAATTGAAACAAAATGGTTATTCTCGACAATGGGATGATTGGAAGGAAAATAACCAAGCATTAATTATAAGACTTTACGATGCTTTAAATGCAGCAAATTTAATACCAACAAGTCCAACAATCAATTAATATTAATTTAATTTTTCTTTAAAAAAATTTATATTTTGTTGGATTCTTGGTTTTTGATCTTCGGGTATTTTGTGAATTAAACCTTCACAAAGTTTTAATCCTTCTTCATAGTGTCCTGTCCAATAACAAGAGACAGAAAATTCATCATCTAAACCATAATCCCATATCCAACTTTCAACAAACAAACCTGTTTTATCAATCTTTAATGTTTTAGCATATCTACCAAGAATATAAGCTTGATGATCTCTTTGATGCATTCTACAAAAACGAATAGCACCATGCAATGCTTCAATTCTTGATGTGCATTTTTCATATGCTCGAAGATAACTTTGTACAATATCATCTTCAGGATATCCCATGATTTCTTTTAATCGAGCTATTTGATATAAAGACCAATAAACTTCTTGATCCCAACCTCCCAACTCTGCTCTTTTATTGTACCAATATATTGCCTTTCCTTTTTGTTCACAATCTTTGTATGATTGAGCAAGATAAAAAGTATATCTTGGAATTAAATGCGGGTCTTTTTCTGTTTTTAATGCATCTTCTAAGACTTTAGCATCTTTTTGATACTTTTCATTATCACTATTTCTCGCAGAATCTTGTATAGGTACATTATATATTCCTTTTGCAGTATCCCTGCTTAAAATTGGCTCTGCACACTCAAGATATTCGTGTAAAATGCTTTTATAAAAATATTTTTTAGAATTTTGAAATAAATTTGTTCTTGCATATTCAATATTTGCATATTTGCATGTTATATAATATAAATCTGCTGTTAAATTGTTTTTAAAATCGTTTACATTAAAGTTTTCATCAAATTTTAATATTTCATCAGCATCAATCGTTAAAACATAATCAATATCAGTGTGTTTTCTTAAATTTTCTAATGATTTCGTTCTATTAACTGAAAAGTTTTCCCATTTTTCTTCATTTACTTCACCACCAATGTCGTTATTTTTTAACCAATCTTTAATAATTTCAATTGTGTTGTCTGTTGATCCAGTATCAGATATACAAACGTAATCGATTAGTGGTTTTACACTATCTAAACATCGCTGAATCACTTTAGATTCATTTTTAACTATCATGCACAAAGCTATTTTGTTGTTAGTTTTCATTTTATAATAATAGCTATTCATTATTTCCATATGATTAGCATCCACATAATGACCAATCATTAAATTTGGAATATATTCACACCCTGAAAAAGGATTTATTTGCAAATGATTAAATTTTTTAGCATTTGGATAATTTTCCGAAAGAATTCTACCAACAAAATAATCTTCTTCTCCTTTTGTTTTTGGTAAATTTGTACAGTCATCGATTATTTGGGATGCTTTTCTTGATAAACAATATCCTGAACCGCTCATAAAATACAAATCTTTGTCTTCAAGTGTTTTTTCAGCATTTAAAAATAATTGACATCCGACATAATCGTAATTTAAATAATCATCATATTTGTTAAAAATGTTGCAATTTACATAATTG